TATAATTATATGTTTTTTTATTAAATACTATACTATATATAAAGATATTACATACTTTTTGCTATTGTATATACTATTATTATATATATTATATATATTATTATATATATTATATTATATATATTATTATAAATTAAGAATAGTCAGCAACAGATTAGTCAGCAACTAAGGTAGGGTCTCCCACCCCCCTAGAAGAGAAATGAAAAAAAGAAAAACACGTAAAAAGAAAAAAAGAAAGAGAAGACATAGTATTTTTAAATTTTCGTCTATAGCATTTTCCAAACGTGACCAGGTTAAAAGAATCTTAACTAAATCTTAAGAATTTCGTAAGATTTAAATGTTTTTCTATAGGAGATTTATATAGATTTTTGACAATATTTGAAATTTATGTTATAATATTAGTATAATGGATAGTATAACTTTTTATGCGGCCGCGGCACCCACTCTAAAAATCCTCTCTCTGACGCTCTTGAGATAAGTTAAATTCCTTGTTCTCGAAGGTTGTAGCCTTCACTTTTAGTCCGTTGCGAGTCTTTGGTCGTAGAATTTCTAAAAATGATTTCTGAGCCTCGCTAGCCTTTAAAAATCTACTTTCACTTGCGCGGTAGGCAGGTTGAAGATGCGGCAGGCCCTCTATGAGCAGGACAATAGCAAGGTAGTAACATGGAATGAGCAGCAGCCGCCGCTCTGAATCTCTGACACCTATTGAAATTATAGCTTTTAACAATGAAATTTGCAAGTGTTTTACTTAAAAAATGACGCTCATGAGTCTTTGGTCGCTCAGATTTCTAAAAAGTATATATCTTCCTTAAATTCATATGCGGCAGCCATTGGTTTAAGACTGATGTGACCATGGTTGTTACTCACTTTTCTCTTGATATAGTCCTGCTGCAAGCAATAGCAAAGTAAAAATAAAGAATGTGCGGCGGCACCTCAAAAAAATGGAGTCTCTGGCGCACATAAAATGTAGGCTGAGACCTTCAAATTCTTAGCTCTTGTAAAGGCTTTTCTCGTAAAATGACCTGACACTCGTGAGTCCTACTTTGCTCTGAAATTTGCTCTCAAGAAATGGAGTTGGGTATAAGGAGTGACATATGCATGGTGAGAGATGTGCATAGGCATCGATATTACGGGAATTGAGGCGCGATATGTGCAGGCCACTTTCTATAGAAAAAAATTCCATATGGTGATGTTGGTATGGAAATAGGGAGGAGGCACGGTCGTGCACCTCCCGCCATTATACCATGCTTATCTCCTCTTGTCAATAGGCATAATAAACAAAAAAATTTTTTATTTTTGTGCATTTTCTCTAAATCTTAAAATAAAGAAAAAACGCTTATACTTTAATAAAAAGATAAGCGTTTTTAAAAATGCGTTTTTTCTTAAATGATTTTTGCGGCAAGACGTTTAATTATCTTTGTCCAATGGATACGAAAAAAGTTTTGCCGCCGACCTCTACTTCTATTTGACTATTGTTCGCTAAAATTTTAGCTTTGTCCTCTCCATACCAATTGGAGATACCTTCCCAAAGTAGGTCGAATAACTCCTCTCTTTCTCTTGATATTTCCATGCAACTACCCCTCTTTCTTGAATAAAGCAAGCCCCTGTTCTGATAAAGAATAATGCCCCATCTTGTGCTCTACTGTTCTAACACAGTATCCCTCTTGCACTAATTGAGTAAGTGCGACAGTCAATCTCTGACAAGTGTAGCTTGATAGCTTATCATTGAAATCCATAATCTCTGTAACGGTAGAGGGCTTCTTCATTTGATACAAATTTGCAAGCAAGGCATTTTTAAGAATGAGTCTAAGGTCATCCGCCCTAGTTTTTCTTCCCTTAATTCTTGCTTTTGCGTCTCTCTTAATCTTTTCAATTTCCTTTTCTATAAAAGCAGTATATTCAGGACTTTCCTGAATCTCTCTTAAGGTGAGAAGTTTGTAGAACATTTCTCGCCTAGTCGGTTTTTTCTCCATGTATTTATTTCCTTTCTTAGTAAATAATCTTTTCTATTTTCTCTTGTATTATAACATTTTTTTAGAAAAAAGTCAAGCTGTGCAATGTGCTGAATTTTGGGAAAAAATTTTTTAAAAATTTGTACAAAATTACCATTGACAAAAATGGCAAGGCTATGTTATACTTGAAAATTCGGGCGGTCGCAGGTGAAGACCGCCCGCCATTATACCACACCCGCCCCCGCTTGTCAATAGGCAATTTCAACAAAAATTCGCCTAAATCCCGCACCAACCTTGTGCAATCTGCACAAACACCTCGCCCACAACATTCTTTAAGCAAGCCTTGCCGCACATTTTTGCACAAGAAAAACACCTCTGCCGCTCCTTTATTATGCAATAGTCACAAAACATTCACTCCAACAAACTTTTTGCTTTTGTGCAATAACCATAACAAAAAAGGAAAGCTTAACGCTTTCCCTTTTCCTTAGATTCAATTTCTTTCCTTTTGACTTGCGGAATCTGCCAGCACCTTGAGTTTATCGATGTATCCAATTTCTTGTGGGTGGCAAAGCACTTAGCCATTATCTCAACCTCAATTTTCACATCCTCGAGTCCTGTATGTTCTTCCACAAAGTCCAGTTTATTTTTAAGGTACTTATAACAAGCCTCTGCACTTGTTTGTAGGTTGCCCTTTTCAGATTGCAAGCCGTTAGTCTTTGCAAACTTTATATAGGTTGCTCTTGCCATTAACACTTGACAAGCCATGCTCCAGATACAAAAGTATTGCGTATTGAATGGAAAGAACCAGCGACAAAAACTTTTTGTCATATACCGCATAAGATTATTAAGTGCCTTGCGGTCGAATCCTGCATTATACGCCCCTACTTTCTTAACGCCGTACTTTTCCATATCTTCCCGCACTTGTTTGCGGATATTGAAAAGCGTTTTCATTGTGCGTTTTCCGCTCTTAATGTCGTCCCAATACTTGGGAATCTTTTCCGCATAGTATTCGGTTTTCATTACATCTTTCATGTCGAGGAAAACTTCTGCCACAACGAAACTTCTTTCCTCGTAAATGTTCCCCTCTCTGTCGCAAATAGCATAGCCAATATCATAAGGGATAGGCTCTTCTACACTATTGAGAGTCTCTGTGTCAATTACTAAAAAATACTCTTTTTTTCTACCCATTGTCTTTATCCTCTTTTCTAAGTGTGCGCGTGTCGCTAAACAAGTTAGCTTGTTTCTGTCAATGCTTTATGTAAACATCATCATAAAAGCATAGTGCGATTCATTAAAGTATCCTATTGCTACTTCCTTAGTCAAAAGGCAAGGCAACAAGCTTATTAACTCCTCGTATAGTCCTCTTGTAAAGTAAATATAAGGTGAACCGCCATGCCCTTTAAATTCGTTAGCAAGTGCTATAAACTCCTCATAAGTTAAAACTTTTTCCATGGCGGTTTTTCCTCTCTTCCTACTTCTCTTTCTTTGCTCTGTGCTTAGTCAGCATTAGTGTGTAATCTGCCCCATTATAGGCAAAATGTATCTTAGTTTCTTTTTCTATTGCGGTTTCGATGTTCTCACTAGCTAAACCCTTAGCAACTGCTTGCAAAATGCCTAGCTTTTCATTATCTACTTTCCGCTCCTTAGGCTTTCTCTCTGCCTTAACCGTGGCAGTAGCGTGCTTATTGTTTGCTCCTGTCTCGTTGGCTTTATGTTCCAACTTTATAACCTCGATAACATCATAACTGCATAATTCGTCATCTGTGCCGTCGTCAAGGTCATTCGCTACAGACTTGAAAAGCTTTTCCGCTTTAGCCTCTGTTAAGCCAGTAATTTGCATTACCTCTTGAATGTCTTCTTTTATATACTCGACCAATTTATTTCACCCCCTATAGGGTGGGGGAGGCTTTAAGCCTCTCCACCAGCCTTTGCAAAGTCCTTAGTTGCCAGTGCGTAGGCTACTAATTTGTTGGACTTACCTTTTACGACTCTTCCTTCCGCAATGTCTTCCTTAAGCAAGGAAACAATTTTCTGAGAAGTAAGGTCGTGGTCTACTACAATAGCCTTAAGAATCTCGTTTGCATTGAGGAATCTGTCTGCTTCCTCAAGTGCTCCCAGCACAAGGTCGAGATTTTCAGCGTTAGCCTCTTTCTTCTTAGCCTTAGCCTTGGAATTGTCCTTTTTCTTGGACAATGTTTCCAGTTCCTTTGTGAGAAAACCCATGTAAAGGTCGTTAGCCTTTACTACTTCCTCTGCCATTAACATTGCTACTACCTGCGCCTTTGTGATTCTCTTTTCCATACTTGTACCTCTTTCTTTGTGTGTTAGTTGGTTTCTTTTTGTTACAAGGCTATTTTATCATGTTCGGTTTAGCTTGTCAAGCACTTTTTTATTTTTTGTTGAACTTTTTGCTTAACCTATTCAATAGGTAGTTCCTGTTTTGCCTTGACTTGCTATTCCTAACCTTGCAAGGAGTAGTTTATCAAATTCCCCCTTGACTGTCAAGCGTTTTCTTATTCTTTTTTTAAAGAACTTTCAAGGTTCGCTTGAAATGTTTTATTTAACCTCGCAAGGATAATATAGCAAAATTTTTCTAACTTTGCAACAAAAATTTTTCAAAAAAATGCACAAGAAATTTGCGGAAAACCTTGCGGAATTGTGCAATGTGCCGAACGAAAAATAGTCCTCATTTCTATTATAACATAAATTTTTCATTTTGTCAAACGAACGCACCAAAAAATAAAGGCGTTCCCGCCTTTATTCTTCTTCCTCCTGTTCTGCCCATAGCCTTTTGCGGAAAGCCTTTTCTTCTTTTGAAATAGTAGCAAAGTCTTTATCTATGGTGCAAAAAGTTTCATAAGGATTTTCTAATTCAATTTCAATAGTAATGCTATCCATGTTCACCCCCTTACCGCAACTTTCTTAATTCTGTTAAAATATTGCACTTTGCGTCAATGGTAATTCCCAAGTCCCAAGCTTGCCTGTTGGGCAATTCGTCATCAACAAGAATTCCCTCCCCATACTGTCGACAGGTGTCAGCCTTGCAAACGCCGTAAGGGGTAACAATGATTTTATCCAATAATAAGTCAAGTCCTCGTTCTGCTAGCCAGTTCCGTTTAACTGCCTCAACCTGTCTATTGTAAATTAGATTGCCTGTTTTACTACCCCAACTGATAACGCCTAACTTATATCCTTTTGCTTTAAGGTCGGCTAATGTTTCCAGTAGTTCAATAGTATCATACATTGCCCTTGCCTCCTCATAAGGGCGAGTTTTGTACGACAATAAATCGTCAAGCCACCCATTAACCGCGTATAAATCCGCAATAGTTCCGTCCATGTCTAGCCAAATGAATTTACTCATAATTCTATTCTCCTCTTGTGTGATTTATTTTATTACTACTATGAACAGTTTAACAGGGTATTTTTAATCTGTCGATACTGGAATATTACACAAAATTTTTGATAAACTATTGTGCAATTTGCATAGCTAACTCAATAGACAAGTTAGAATAGACTAACCAGTAGTTAGTTAGTTTAAACTAACCATTGCGGAACCCCCTTGCCGCCAAAAATAGGCATCAAGTCTATTATAATTGAAAAAAGTCTACTTGTCAACAAGAAAATGCAAAAAAAGTGGGCAAAATGCCCACTTAATCAATTTCATAAGTAACACCCTCATCGTCACAGGCTTGCGAAAATTCCTCTTTTGAGACAATGTTCCAATAGGAATTAGAAAAGCAATCGTCTTGATATTCCTCTATTGCCTCATCGTCGTCATAGCAGTCACAGAATCTTTCGTCCGGCTCAAAAAATGGATAATTATACACAGCCTCTTCAAAATCGTTTTGTATTGTTTCCTCTGTTGTTCCGTCCTCATAAGTTGCAAAGTATGGCTCATCATAACCACAATAGCCATTAGATAATGTTCCCACTACATAAATCATTTTTTACCCCCTTCTTTTGTTTGGTAGCTTGTTAATAGTAACTAGGATTGCGGAAAAAGGCTTTCCGCTTTCTCTTGCCTCTGTTAAAGTGTTAACAATTTCTCCTGTAGATAACTTGTATTTTAATAATCGCATGATTCACCCCTTAGATTTTCTTAATAATAAATTTCGCCCCAATGGCTATAGTTTTTGCAAATAGTATCAAATACATCGGTATAATTAGTATCTACACAGAGAAAGAAAAAATCCTCATTGTACTCATACCAATAACATTCTACATTTTCCCCATAAATCTCATTAATGCAGTATTGTGCTACATCGGGGGCCATCTTTGCATAGTCAATCTTAATCCTGATTCTCATGTTCTACCTCTTCTCTTGTGTATGTGTATTATTTACTTCTTTTAAAGTATAGCAAAGAAAATTCAAAAAGTCAAATACTTTTTTAATAAGGATATTCAACAAATATTAAAACTATTAAGAATACAAAGAATTTCATAATTGCAAGCATTACAAAGTACATAATAATTTTAGCACTGCAAAATCCGCCTTTTTTGGTTTTAAACTCTATTGTCTTTTCCTTAAAATCAAGTTCGCAAGTTACATGGAAAGAAAAGAAAGCGCAACTTGTGATTAAATATCCTATCAAGAAATGTTTAAAGTTAAACAATCCAAAACATAGCAATGCCATTGTGAAACAAGCAATAATCTTGTCTACTATTTTCTCTTTGCTTACTTTATCAAAATTCTTAATTCTCATACTATTACCCCCTATTATTTAAAAATTGCACTAATTAGTAAAGGAATCAAAACTATTGTAAGAATCCTTGCACAACAAAAAGCAAACAATGTAAGACACGCCATTGAAAAAGTATTTTCTGTCACCTCGTCTGTCTTTTTAAATTCTATCTCATTATCATTAAAAATAATAACACAATAAATTAAGATAGAAAAATACCAATAGAAAAACAAACAAATAGCTAAAATCCAGTTTTTACAAAATAGGCTGTAAATAACCGCTATCACTGGCAAAATATCTTTTTCTTTCATAGTCAACCTCTTTTCTAAGACTTATCTCTTGTCTTGAAAATAGTATACACGAAAAAGGGGTAATTGTAAAGTAGAACAAATGCCTTGGAAATAGGTAAAAGTTGTGCAAGTGTCACAATAGGTAAAATTAAAAATTTTTAATTGTGCAGCAGGTCGTTGTGCATTGTGCATGAAAAATCGATCACCTATACCTCGATTATTGTGTACTCTAATCAAGCCGAAAAATATTTTTGCTCATTTTGGGATTTTTCATCGTGCAAGTTGCACAACATTTTCGGTTGAAATTTGTGCAAATTGACCATTGACAAGAAAAATACGGCGCGGTGCGGATGATACCGCGCCGCCAAATTATACCATAGCCGCCGCACTTTGTCAATAGGTAAAATTGACCAAAAATTAAGGGGTTAAACCCCTCAATCTTTGTGCACTATGCGGCAAGGCTTGCTTTTTCCTGCGGAAGGGCTTGCCTATTTCCGCCAATACCGACAGCTCCCGCTTAGTAAACCTTAATATCAGCAGAGAAGTCTTTATACAGTGACTCAGCCATTTCCGCAAGTTCAGTGTTAGCATCAACAACGAGCGTTATAGAAATAGCCCCCTCGCTCATTGTAAGCGATAAACTTTTAATCGACCCTTCTTTCATGTACTCATAAATATCCGCAATGTCTATTAGCTCATCAACTGGTTTTTCCTCGTTAAGTTTAATATCTGCTTCAATAGTCTTAATCTCGTTCATTTTTCTTCCCTCTCTTTTTCTCTTGTGTAGTGTGTTATTTATTACTATGCTTATACTATAGCATGCTTCTTATAAGCCTGTCAAGCATTTTCTTTAAAATTCTGCTACTATCTCAATTCCTGTGACTTCCACTTCAGCCATTGAGATTGCCGTTCTGCGGAAGGTATCAAGGTAATGTAAAGGCAATAGTGGATAGTCTTGATAGATAGTAGCGAACCAAACAGTCCATTTGTTCTCCATACCATTGTGCATAATTACATCAGTAAGCATTTCTTCCCTTGTCATCTTGTTATACATCGTATTTACCTCTCTCTTGTGTGTAGTGTGTGTTCTTTGTTACTGACTACAGTATAGTCTATTGCAAGTCATTCGTCAAGCACTTTCCGCATTGTTTTTTTAAAGTACACGTTAGCCTAGACTAACTATAGGCGATAGGTTAGACAGTACTAACCTTAAGTTAGTTAGCTTAAACTAACCATTGCGGACTGAATTTGTGCGGAAAAATAGTTCAAAATTTTGAACTATTCAGCCGCCTCTACAGTTATTTTATTAAAACCTAATGTTCTTAAGTCTCTATTGCACCATTCACATTTCCGCATAATCTCACTGATTCCCTCTTGAATAAGTGCTTTTTTCTCTTCTTCATTGTTTAAATCGACCTCTTCTTCTTTTTCTACAAAGATACTCATAGAAAGAAGTCCTAATGAACTTGAAAAACCTATCTTATACAACTTACTCATTACATTTACCTCTCTCTTATCTTAGTAGCCTTTAACAAACTATCCATCAACTGTATTAACACTCTCAACAATGTCATCACCAATAATATTATCAGTATAGTTAGTGAACATTCTAGCTTTGACAATCATTCCTTGTTTAAATCCTACACCAATGAATTCCCATTCATAGCCGTTGGTGTCCTCTATTGTTACTACTACATCGTCAACATCCTTGACCTTTGCAACCTTGTTATAATGATGTTCCCAGTATAATGCATGCCACAAGAAAGCTAACAGTATGATAGATACAAAGACAATAGGTAAGACTCTTAGTGCTTTCCGCACAATCCCCTTTCTTCTCCTCTCTTGTTTAATGCCCTTAGTATAGTATCTCATAGATTACCCCCTATTGATTATCTTTTGTCTTATCTGCCCCTATTGTATCACTATCCCTTAATAATGACAATAGGTGAATGTTGCACAAAGATTGTGTTTATCTATTGTGTAATTTGTATAATGTCTTGGTTATTATTCTGCTTTTGCTTGTTAAGTTTCTGTCAATGTTTTTATTGCGAGTTTAGCATTGTTTCAGGATAGCACGAGTGATAAAATTGGCGGTTTTGTGCTTTTGAAAAATGCTGAGGGTGCAGCTCAAAGAAAAATACGGGGCTAAGCCTTTGTCTTCGCCCCGTCCATCGAGGTAGTGTCTAGGCATGTCCTAGAGTATTTTTTCTATACTCTAAAATAATACCGGGGGGTGTATTGCGGGAAAATACAGAATTGATGTGTAGAATTGATTTTGGCTAGACAATCTAGACACCAAATTATTTTTTCGTTTTTAAAAACGATAAAATCTATAAATATAAATATAAATATGTTATTAGACAATCTAGACACCAAATTACCAATTTATTGATACGACTGTTGATACTGCCACAACAAGAATAATAATGGTTAAACTAAATTCAATACAGGAATCAAACATAATTAACCTTCTTTCATAAATCAATCTTAAATATGCTGAGGCCCCTAAAAGTCCACCGTCTCTCATTGTCACACGCTATTCGCTGTTGTTATTCGCTGTTGTTATTCGCTGTTGTTATTCGCTGTTGTTATTCGCTTCGCTCATAACAACCATAATATTTCTTAAATATAATATAATATAATATAATATAATATAATATAATATAATATAATTGTTGTGAGCGTAGCGAACAACAATAACAACCTTCCCTAAAAATAACTAAGTCGAATGATAAATCATGCCCTTCCCCGAAGGGGTAATGGGCATAGATTTATCATTACGAGTCGGGTTGAGACCCGTAGGGTCGAAACCCTTCAACCGCTTTTCTTTATACATATATTATATCAAAAAATTTTTTAAAAGTCAACAAAAATTTTTCACCATTTCTTTTATAACTAAAAATAACAAAACGCTTACCAAAGTCCACCTTGAAAATTTCTTGACAGCCGAGAAAATTTTTGATATAATATGAGTGTGAGAAAGAATGGGAAGATAATTTCGCTTCGCTCATTATCTTCTCCATTCTCACACTCACAAGACAATAATAAAATAAGGAGAGCAATCTAACAATGCAGCATCAATTTAGTGGCTCTGCGGCTGCCGCTAATGAAGATTATATCAAAATGGATTATTCATTAGCAACGCCGCAAGAGCGCAATGAAAAAGTAAAAGAGATTATTGCTAACACTCCTGAAGAAAGATTAACATCAGCCTACTTAGAAAAATTAGCAGACTACATAGTATTTGCATTAGACAAAGAAGAAAAGAAAAATAAAAAAGTTTTAACAGACAATAGAATGGTTACAGTAAACAAGCGTGAAATGTCTTTCGAGGGATTAGTAAATAAATTAGAGAGCGGAGAAGATGGCCTCTATAATTTAATCTCAAATGACAAAAATATCATCTTTCAACCAAAAACATCAATTACTGCGGAAGACATAAAAGAAATACCTTATCTCGCAGAACTAAAAAAATCTATCGAATCAATAGAAAAACAATTAAAAACAGCAAGCGGCCGCCGCGCATATCTCCTAAAAAAGCAATTAATCGAGATGCGGCAAGACCAATATGTCATCAAAGCGGCTTACCGCAAGCCCATATACTGCATCAATGTTTTAAAATCCCTTTATAAAGCAAATTTAGATGAAAATATATGGGTCGCCGCAGATGGAAACCCAATTAGTGACGGTATAGTCAACTTCTTCAACGAGTCTCACATTTCTGCCCTCTTGCAAGATTATTCCCGCATAGTGCAAGATGGTTACGATAAACTCAATGAAGACTCTAAATGGATGATGATGGACTTAGACAACTTAATAGATGCGGCGTTGCAAAAATCCCACCCCCTCTACTATGACCTCTTGATTTACAAGATAGATGGAAGAACCAACCTTGAAATTCAGTCTCTCTTGCAAGAGAAGTATGGAATCAAACACTCAGTTGAATATATATCTTGTCTTTGGCGGAACAAGATACCTAAGATGATTGCGGACGCGGCGGCAGACCAATATCTAGACTGGCACTATACATACAAAGAGCGCGGCCGCTGGAAAAAATGCACTCGATGCGGCGAGGTAAAATTAGCACACAACAAGTATTTTTCTCGCAATTCATCGAGTAAAGATGGTTTCTATAGCATCTGTAAAGAATGCCGCAGGGGCGGTAGTGTCAAGATTCAACCTCGCCCCATACCTGCGTCAAGCGGCGACCGCAAAGGAGGTGAATAGTTTTGGCTATTGGAAGAGAAGTAACAGATAATACATCATCTCCTCTCTATTGTGATAAATGCGGCAAGACAATGCGAGCGGTTAACTTCTACACTTATAAAGATGGAAGTAAAACAGAGCTATGCAAAGCTTGTATGACGATGCATGTAAATAATTATGAGCCTGATACATTCCTCTGGATTCTTGAGAAAATGGATTTACCTTGGGTTCCTGAAGAATGGAACATCATTAGAGATAAAGCTTATCAGAAAGACCCATATAAAATGAATGGCATGAGCGTCCTAGGTAAATACATCTCAAAAATGAAATTAAAACAATGGAATAAATTGGGGTGGGCGGACTCCAAAAAAATCCAAGAAGAGAGAGAGGCTGCGGCAAAGGCGGCGGGCAAATCTGAAGAAGAGGCGGCAAAGCGTGTAGAAGCCATGGAAGAGGCATACAAGAATGGCGAGATTACAGAAGCGCAGCTCATGACTTATAAAGAAATAACCTCGCCCCCTACACCTACACAACCGGCCCCTGCCGCCGCTCCTTCTCCTCTTGTTCACTCCCCATATCCTGAAGGCAACCATCCCTTTGAAGTTGTCGATGTCCCAGACCTAGGTCAAGACTTAACTGAACAAGATAAAGTCTACTTAGCAGTGAAATGGGGAAGATTATATAGCGCGGAAGACTGGATTTATCTTGAACAAAAGTATACTGACTTTATGGCTTCTTTTGATATACAAGGAGCAGCAAGAATAGACACTTTGATTCAGATATGTAAATTATCGCTTAAGCTCAATAATGCGTTGGATAGTGGCGATATAGATTCATACTCCAAGCTTAGCCGCGCATATGATACCTTGATGAAATCAGCGAAGTTCACAGAAGCTCAAAACAAAGACAATGACACTGAGGAATTTGACAGTGTTGGCGCTATTGTTGCTTTTTGCGAGAAAGAAGGCGGTTTCATCCCAGAATATAAAATAGACGCTCCGCAAGATGTGATTGATACAATCTTAGCGGACAACAAAGAGTATTTACAAACTCTTATTCACAATGACTCAAATCTGTCTCAACAGATTGAAATGTTCTTAAAGAAGAAAGAAATACTTGAAGAACAGAAGAGAGATAGGCTTGCCGCAAGAGACAATGGTTCTTCTATTGTTGAAATGACTGACAAGGATTTGGCGGCAAGGGCTATGGCAATCCAAGATGGTATCGAGCAAGATGATGTTCTCTTGGGAATAAATAATGAAAGTGAGGAAGAATATTAGTGAGTTTACAAAATTTACTTGACTTAACCTCTTCAAGACAATCAACAAAAATAGGCATATCTGAGGAAAGGTTGCGGGCGGCGATGCCTGAACTCAGGAATGCTATTGCTTATTACAGAGTCTACCCTGATATCTTCATTGATGATATCAAGGGTCCGGATAGCCTGTTCAAGTTCTATGTGTATCAACGCGTGTTTTTGCGTGCGGTGATGCGACATAAATGGGTGTATGCGACCTTTCCTCGTGCGTATTCAAAATCATTTTTGACAATGATGAGCTTGATGTTGAAAGCGATACTCTACCCTGGAACACATGCGGCCGTGACTTCGGGCGGTAAATATTTTGCCGTGCATTAAAGAAATTTAATGTATTACTATTGCGGTATTAAGCGAGAAGGCTGTGATGCTAACTCGAACCGAAGGCTCTTGTTATTAAGAGTCAGGGGCAACGCATAGAGAGTGAAAAGATATAATCTCTCCAAGAGACCGCAACACAATGTGATAAAGGCACATTTGAGACTATCTAGCCATTAGTCAAACCTAACGAATAACGAGGGTGAAAAAATATGCTGAGCTTATACGAAAGAAGAAGTATAAGAACCAAAGAATAAAAAGTCTTTGGGATAACAACACTGAAAGAGCAAGCAGCCTTAATTGGGGCTGGGTAAAGCATTTGAATTGCTGGAACCCCCTAAAGCTTTGCTAACTAAAGCGGAAGTTGAATCTCAAACTACTAGACGTAAATGTTATTGAAAAATAGAAAAAATAGCAAAGATGACTCAAGGTGAGAACCTAAAAGTTTGCAAATGGGCAATCAGCAGCTAAGCAAAGGAGATAATAAATGAGACATAAACTCATTTACTTTGAAAGTTCATCGACTAGATTTTATAAGTAGGGGTTTTCAAAATCTCGAAGCGGATGCCTTTTATACATAGATATAAAAGATGATATAGTCAAATAGTTAGAGGAAACTCTAAATGTAAAAGCAATTACAATAGCCAAGGTTGAAGAAATCTGTCGCTTGCTTCCCGCACTCAATAACGAGATTAAGTGGGGCCGCGGGCAATCTAAGAAATCTAAAGATAATGTAAGTTATCTATTTAAAAATGGTTCTTCTATTGATATACTGGCGGCAAGGGAGAGTTCAAGAGGACAAAGGCGCCATTGTATCGTCGTTGAGGAAGCCATCTTGGTGGACGCGGACGCGCTTAATGACATAATAGTTCCTAGACTTAGAAGGTTGTGGGACATAATTTAGTGATAAATTAATGAATGAACAGTGTGAACTCTTTGGTTAAGAGGTGTGACATCAATAATGTTGCTAACGGTTAGACATTGTAATAATGCGAGACCGTGCCAAGCTTTACTCTTGTAAAGAAGGTGTAGAGACTATTCGGAGGAGAAATACGCCCGATTAAGGCTGAGAATAACCACAGTCTGAAGCGCACTGCAACTTTTTTGAAGATGGAAAAAAGTTGATGATATAGTCCAATAGAAAAATATTGACAACAAACATTGACAGACTCTTACCTGATGGCACGAAACGACCGGAAGAACTTGTAAATAAATCTCAAACGTTCATTAAACAAAAGTTAGTGACTCTATTGAGTAATCAATAGATGAAAATCCTTTGAATTACTGGAAACTCTTAACAAGTAAAGTTGAAGACAATCAGTAGCCAAGCCTTTATAATCGAGGAAGGTTCAACGACTATCCCTGACGAGGGAGTACATTCAAGCGAATGGAAGCTGAGGGCATCCTTAAAGGATGATGATATAGTCTACTCTATATAGAAATATATAGCAGTTCATAAGAGAACGTGCATAAAAGTAGCGTTTTATGTAGAATATAAGGAACAACAGCAGGATGGAAAAGTTCTTATCCGTACAATAAATTATTAGATACCTTGATAAATTCCGTAATAAATCCCGACCAATACATGGTACTAGGGGGAACATTCGAGACTCCTGTTAAGGAGGGCTTGCTTGATGCGGATTTTGTCGAGAAGTTGAAGTTGGAGGGCACGTTTAACGACAGCTCATTCGACCGAGAGTATAAAATACATTCTGTACTCTTAAAATTATTGAGAATTGCGGGGAAGCCTTTAGAGACTCTTTTGCTACAGCATAAGAATGAAATAAGTCTAAGTGCGACAGCTTAAAAAACAAAGAGTATTAGGTTATCCGCAGCCGAGCCTCAAATAGAGGAAGGTTCAACGACTAAGAACCCTATTTATGGGTCAGCACAATACACTGTGAATTAGAAAGGTTGTTATTATGAAAAACATTGTTATTGATAATATCAGTACCTCATATTATATTACAGAAGAAGGAAAATGTTATAATGAGAAGACTGGAAAATATTTAAAAGGTCAAGTAAATTATAAAAATGGTTATCTTTCTTATAATATAACGTTACCAAACAAACAAAAGAAAAGAATATATGCACATAGGGCGGCGGCCATCGCTTATATCCCGAACCCATCGAGCTTACCGCAAGTGAATCATCTCGATGGTAACAAGTGTAATAACGCGGTATGGAACTTGGAATGGGCGACCGCCGCACAAAGTAATCAACATTCTTTGGCTCTTGGATTAAAGAAATTTAAACCTATCTATTGTTTTAATAAAGATAAAGAGTTAGTTGCTATTTATCCTACTATTGCGGAAGGCAGTAAAGCTTTAGGTATTTCCGCAAGTTTAATTTCACAAGCAGTTAATAAAGAAGTGAAATGCTTATGCGGTAATTGCTATTGGTCTTATGATAAAAATTTAGGCGAAACAGTAGAATATAAAAACTTAGGAAAAGCAAAAGAAGTATATCAATATGATTTAAAAGGAAAATATATAAATAAATACCCTTCTACTGGTGCGGCAGCTCGTTCATTAGGATTATCAACTAGCTCTCATATAGGAGAATGTGCAAGAGGAAAGAGTAAACAATATAAAGGTTTTGTTTGGAGATATAGTGAAGATATAGTCTTACCTTCAATGAAAGTTGAAGATTAAAAATATATAGAGAAGTATTTGGAGCGGCGACTCTGATAAAGCTTATTTCTCATCAGAAGTATTTGATAAGCATCGCCAACTAATAACAGCAGAATATGACGCGCGAGTTAACGCAAAAGCAAAAAGTACATACTATGTCTTAGGTGTGGACGTAGGTAGAACAGGATGCAATACTGAGGTAGTTGTAATAAAAGTATTGCCGCAGCCGCAAGGTGCGCATATCAAGTCCATAGTTAATATCTTTTCTATTGAAGGAAAGGACTTTGAAGAGCAAGCGGTAAAGATTAAAAAACTATTCTTTAAGTATAAGGCGAGAAGCGCGGTCATTGATGCTAATGGATTAAAAATTTAGTCCCTTATATTAGTAATAATATAAGAAAACCCTTTTAATTGCGGGAAGGCTTTAAAATGCTAATCCGCAGCTAAGAATTAAATTTGTTTAATTAAAGTTCAACGACTATCCAAATATTGGAGTACATTGTAAGCTAATGACAATGGAAAAGGAGGGTATCCTTATAAGAAGGATAATGATATAGTCTAATCTCTTGAGAAATCAAGAGCAGTTCATAAAAGAACGTGCTTAAAAGTTGCGCTTTAAGCAGAATATAAATGTAGGAATTGGCTTCATAGACTTTATGACAAAAACACAGATAGACCCTGAGACAGGGGATGAATATCCGCCATTTGGTATTGAAGGAGGAACATTTGAAGATGTTCAAGCGCAATACAAAGATGTTAATAGAAGTGATGGAGTCTTAAAAAATGCAATGTACTTAATAAAAGCAAATGCGCCAATTAACACAGAAGCACATGCTTATGTGCATACTCAAATGGGTACTGGAAAATTAAAATTCCTTATTGATGAGAGGGAAGCAGGCGTTAAGCTTATGAGTACAAAAGTAGGTCAGAATATGACGCCAGAACAAAGAGCAGAACACCTTATGCCTTTTGTTCAAACAACAATCCTTAAGGAGCAATTATTGAATTTAGTTCAATCAAATGAAGGAACCAATATTATATTGAAGAGGAATAATAGCGGTATTCAGAAGGATAAATTCTCTGCTCTTGAATATGGGCTTTACTATATTAAAAAGGATGAAGAAAGCAGAAAGAAAAAGAAAAGTTTTTCTATTGCAGATTTTATGTTTTTTACCTAAAATTTTTTTTAAAGCGGCGGGCAAAAGTTGTTAAATTGCCTGCCGCTTATTTTAAATTACTATAGCAAGGAAGAATTTTATGAAAGGCAAGTAGATATTTATATGAAAAGCAGCAGAGGAGAAATTAAAATACATGAAATACTAACTGATGCGGGAATAGATTTTAAAGAAGAATATAGCTTTGTTGATTTAATTAGTTCTAGCGGAAGACCATTAAGATTTGATTTTGCTGTATTTGATGACGATGGAGAGTTAGATTTTTTAATAGAGTATAACGGCATTCAGCATTATGAACCCAAGCCTAAGTTTGGAGGAAAGAAAGGTCTAATCCAACAACAGTATAATGATTCAATGAAAAGGCAATACTGTTTAAAACATGGTTATAAACTGATTACTATCCCCTATTGGGATGAGTCAATTATGGATTATGATTATATAATAAAAGCAGCAAATAATTGGTAAAATTTTTCGTGAGTGGTTGCTTGACTTTTCACGAAATTTTTGATATAATATAGAGAGAATGATAAGGAGGTGTCACTTCATTGCGAAACAGATTAGAAGATATTAAAAGCAAAGGCTTCAATATAGTGCGAGGAAGTGTAGATACCGAAAATCCAAAACCCACAACAGGATATGTGGCTCCCGCAACAGATTTTGGGAAAATAAAGATAGGAGCAAAGTCGCTTGAAGATGCTGTATTAAATTTAGGCAATTATCGCAAGGTAAATCCAAGATTAGCAGACAAGACGACAGTTATGCGAGCTATTGATAATTATGACTTGAGTACAATGAGAGAAATTTCAGATTTCTTTTATAAAACAAGTGGAATTTATGCTCGTATAATTAGGTATATGGCTTTCATGTATCGCTATGACTGGTACGTTACTCCTTATATCCAAGACGAATCAATGAAGAAAGAGAAGGTTCTTAAAGGTTTTAAAGATTGCTTAAAACTATTAGATAATTTCAATGTTAAGAAAACCTTTGGAGAAATTGCTCTTCAAGTTTTGAAATTTGGCTGTTATTATGGCTATAGAGTAGAGACACATGATGGAGTTACATTACAAGAACTACCTGCTAACTATTGCAGAAGTAGATTTAATTATGGCGGCAAGCCAGCTGTGGAATTTAATATGAAATTCTTTGATGATAATTTTAGAGATACTGAACAAAGAATGAGAATATTAAAAATGTTTCCGCCAGAATTTAAAAAGGGTTATTCCTTATATAAACAAGGAAAACTACCTCCCGAATATGCGGGAGATGAAAGAGGATGGTATCTGTTAGACCCAAATTTAGCAGTAAAGTTCACCGCCAATGGAGAAGATTATCCTGCTTTTATTTCTGTCATTCCGCTTATCTTAGATTTAGATGAAGCACAAGACTTAGATAGAAAGAAAACAATGCAGAGACTTTTGAAGATTGTTATTCAAAAGATGCCAATGGATAAAAATGGTGACTTAATTTTTGATGTTGATGAAGCACAACAGCTTCACAATAACGCTGTGCAAATGTTGGGCAAAGCAATTGGAGTAGATGTCTTGACTACTTTTGCGGAAGTATCTGTTGAAAATTTAACAGATAGCAATGCCGCATCAAGTCAGACCGATGATTTACAAAGAGTAGAGCGACAATTATACAATGAAGCGGGCGTGTCTCAGAATCAGTTTAATGCAACAGGAAACTTAGCATTAACCAATTCTATTTTAAATGATGCGGCGACCATGTATAATATGCTTCTACAATTTGAAATTTTCTTAAATGATGTGATTAAGAAATTTAATACACAGCCTAAGAAGATTTATTTTAGAACACAGATATTAACAACAACTATTTATAACTATCAAGAAATGGCAAAACTTTATAAAGAACAAACAACAATCGGTTATTCTAAGATGCTTCCACAGATTGCGCTTGGTCAATCGCAGAGCAGCGTTCTTGCTAACGCGTACTTTGAGAATGATGTTCTCGACCTTGTCAATGTTTTTGTCCCGCCAATGCTATCTAGCACAATGAATGCAGATTCAGTAAGGGCACTAAGAGAAAATAAAAATATTGACGAAGAAGAGGCAAAAGTTGGAAGAAAAGAGTTATCGGATGATAAAAAATCAGAAAAAACAATTCAAAATAAGGAGGCAATGAACTAAATGCCACCAAAGATAAATGAAATTGGAAACAAGTATTTCAGATTAACCGTTTTAGAAGAAGCAGGAAAAAATTCTAATGGTAAAATATGTTGGTTGTGCGAGTGCTCATGCGAAAATCATACAAGAAAAATAGTTTCTGGTGTTGATTTAAGGTGTGGTAGAGTTAAAAGCTGTGGCTGTTTAAATAAAGAAGCTGCAAAAATGGTTGGAAAATCAAATGTGGGGTCTGTATCACAATATCGGATTGATGAGACTGGAAAACTATATGGTCGAATAAAAGTATTGAGATTTTCAAAGACTATTAACGGAAGAGCTTTTTGGGAATGCCAGTGCTCTTGTAATCCACAGAAAACTTTTGAAGTTATGGGAAAATATCTTAGAAGCGGCGAAGTTAAAAGTTGTGGTTGCTTAAAGTCTTATGGAGAAGAACTGATTTCAAAAATTTTAGAGGAAAACAATATCTTTTTTGAGAGAGAAAAAACTTTCGATGATTGTATAAATCCAAAGACAGGAAGAAAATTAAGATTCGATTTTTTTGTGAATGGCGCTTATATAATTGAATTTGATGGAGAGCAACACTATAATAAAAAGAATGGCTTTTATTCAGAAGAAGGCATTGTAAGAGACCGCATAAAAGATGAGTGGGCATTAAAGAATAAGATTCCTCTTATTAGAATTAAGTATAATGAAATAAGCAATCTGACAATTGACGATTTAGTTCTAATTAAAGGAGGTAAAGATGAATAACAGAATTAGTGTTGCTACTATTGATTCACCTGAATTTATAAATCTCAAGCCAATGGATTTAAACCCATTGATGTCTAAATGTGAAGTTAAAGTTCTTTATGTAGGACTTAACAGAAACAACAGCTATATTGATAAAGCAACAGCAACAGAAATGTCTAAGACATTACGAGGTTGTCCTATTGTTGGTCAATATACTGAGGATAAGGGAGATTTTGAAGACCATGGTGACCAAGTTATAATTGATAGTGATGGAATTAAATTCTCAAAACTGACTAAACCTTATGGGTTCGTAGCACCAGATGCTAAGGTTTGGTTTCAGTTTTTTGAAGATAAAGATGAATATGGAAATACGTGTCTTAGAGAGTATTTGATGACTGAAGCATATCTTTGGACTGGACAGTTTAAAGAGTGCGGCAGGGTTATTGAAAATCATAATCCGCAGTCAATGGAATTAGATGAAGAAACTTTGAAAGGTTATTGGACAACAGACGATAATCGAGGTGTTGATTTTTTCATTATAAATGACGCAATATTCTCTAAGTTGTGTATTTTAGGTGAAGATGTTGAACCTTGCTTTGAAGGGTCAAGCTTTTCCGAGCCTAACTTAAGTTCAAAGTTCAATAAGGACAATGAATTTACAAAGAGTTTATTCTCAATGATGAATGAACTGAAATTTGCATTAAACAATAGTAAAGGAGGAAAACCAATGCCCAAAGATATGAAGCAGGTAAATGGTGAATCTTCTGAAAATCAGAATACTCAGTTTGAAGCGGACGGTGCGGCAACCGCTGCTGAAAGTGCGGCAACCGCGAGTGTAACAGGCGGAGACCATGGTGTAGACACTGAATTGCCCGTGGGTAATCCAGATACAGGCGTGGGTTCCGCGGCAGGAGACCCCGCAGTTGACGGAAACATCTCTGGTCATGATGTAGTTAGTGAAGGTGGTGGAACCGTGCAAGGAGAAGGCCCCGCCGCAGAAACACATGAAAATGAAGGTCTTTTAGTGGAAGATTCTATTCCATCTACTCAGAAGGAATTAGAATTTGAAGCAAATGATACTGATTCTTCTTTTGAGAAAAAAGATGATGAGGATGTGGACAAAGATGATAAATCTGATTCAGATGATTCTGAAGATAATATAGAGGACGAGAAAGAAAAAGAGGAAGAGAAGAAAAAAGATTATGCTCTTCTTGAAGAAGAACTTTCAAGTCTCAAAAATGAGTATTCTCTTTTGAAAGAGGAATATGCAAAACTTTTAGCTTTCAAACAGGAAGTAGAAAATAAGGAGAAAGATGCTTTAATTGAATCCTTCTATATGCTTTCTGATGAAGATAAAAAGAATGTAATTGAAAATAAAGCTAACTACAGTCTGAAAGAGATTAAGGCTGAATTATCTATGATTTGTGTAGATAAGAAAGTTAACTTTAACCTTGAATCTCAGAACAATAGCGCTGATGATGTTCTTGGTTCAGTTACTTACAACCTTGACTCTCATCAAGCAGATGGCTTGCCCGCATGGTTGAGAGCAGTTGAGAATGTTAAAAAGAATAAATAATAGGAGGATTAGAAAATATGGCAAATTTTAAGAGAGTTGGATTTGGCCAAGTTGAGCCTAATCAGTTATCTGCTCAGAAGACTGGTCAAATTTATGCTAGTTTACCTCTTGATTCTACAGTACAGACTCTTCAAAATGGTGAGTTCATGTATTACAGCTATGCGGATGGAAAAGTAACCGCAGAGCCCACTGTAGCAGGTCAGGAGCCAATGTTGGTATTTAACGAGGTTAAGATGTATGAGCCTCAGTATCAGACTTCTTATAAGAATTTCGCAATGATTAGAGTTGGTGATAACTATGTTACCTCTGACTTGTCTCTTGCTCGTTGTTCTGAAGAGATGCAGGGCATTGCTGCTACTGTTGACCATGTAGATAACTACAGAATGGATGGTATTGCACCTAGATTGTTTAAGACCAATGTTGGTGATGTTTTCACTACTAACATGGTAAAGACTGGTGTTGAATATCAAGTTGGTAATATTTTGAAGCTTTCAGTTATTACTAATAACTACACAGACAGTCAAGGTGTAGCTAAGACTTATAAGACTCTTGTTCTTGATAAGAATGGTACTATTGACACAATCCAGTTTGTTGTTGCTAAGGTATATACTATGCCGGATGGACAGCCTGGACTTAAGCTTCAGAGAATTAAATAAGGAGGGTAAATAACAATGGAATTTAAAGATATTTTACAATTAGCAAAAACCGTTGCGAAGGCTGACCCTTCTAAGGCTGTTGCTTACAGTTTTGGTGAGAAGTCTTTTGGCTACGATGAAATGAATGAAGCTTTGAGAGCGGAGTTTGCAGCTCTTGCTCCAGACTATAGAACTTACAAGATTAATCAGAATACTATCTTTGCTTTGTTAGAGCAGACTATTGATGATGTGCTTCCTGTAAAGGTTATGCAGCAGTATGGTCAGTTCGCAGAGATTAAGACCTTTAATCAAGGTGATAAGCCTATCTTTACTCAGAAGATTACTAATGCATCTCGTAAGAGAGCAAGACAATTTATCGGTAAGGTTGGTTTAGCAGGTCTTTACGAAGTATTTAAGCTTGATGGACGCAGCTATGAAGTTGGTACTAATGCTATTGGTGGTGCTGCTCAGATTGGATTTGAGGAGTTCCTTGACGGTAGAGTAGATTTCGCAGACGTTCTTAACATTGTTTTAGAAGGTCTTGACGAGTGTATTTATGTAGAGATTGAGAAGCAGTTGATTGGTGCGGCTCAGAACATTCAGACCACACATCCGAACAATCTTTCTACTCAGACCAACTTCAATGAGAAGGAAATGGATAGATTGATTTCTATTTCAGATTCTTATGGCGGACGCTCTACAATCTATTGCACTTTTGAGTTTGCGGCTACCATGATTCCTTCTGATAATAGATGGTCTAATGAAATGAAGAATAACATGTGGAATAATGGATACCTTGGTTCTTACAAGGGACATCAGGTAATTGTTCTTCCACAGTCTTTTGAAGATGAAACTAACGCTAAGAAGGTCGTTGACCCATCTTATGCTTGGATTATTCCTACAGGAGCAGAAAAGCCTGTAAAGATTGCTTTTGAGGGCGGAACCATTGTAGATGAGTACACTAACTACGATAGAAGTAAGGAAGTGCAAATCTGGAAAAAGATTGGTTGTAGAGCGATTTTCTCAAGCGATATTTGCGTATATAAGAATACTTCATTAAAGAGATAAAAGTATTTAACTCTTAATTAGGGGCATTTTTATGCCCCTATTGAAAGAGAGGTCTTAAAAGAAATGAATTTAGATTTTTTACCTTTTACTCTAGAAAAAACTAAAATCGAAGAGATAAATAACCTTGAACTTCTTCCTTTAGGTAAGATGAATACTTATGTTGGTGATAATTATGGCAAGCTATTAATACTTGGAAGAGCACCTACTGATAAACCAAATCATAAAAGAGTTTGGTGTATTTGTAGTTGTAGCTCTCACACTATAAAATCAATTCCAATAGAAGTTCTAAAAAAGGGAACTTCCATATCTTGCGGATGCTATAGAAAAGAAAAAATGTCCAAAATAATGGAAGATAAGAGAAAAGTGGAATTATCCTTAGAGGGAGAAGTATTTGGAGATTTTACTGCAATAAAGAAGCTTAATGTGAAGAGCATTAGTAATTATTTCATTTACGAGTGTAGATGCAACTATTGTGGCTTTAAAAGAATGATACCGACAAATCAGTTGAGACAGAATGCTAATGTGTGTGGATGCCAGATTAGCGGCGGGTCATTATTTGAAAGAGCCGTTTCCAATTTATTAAGAGAAAATAATGTTTCTTTTTTAAGAGAAAAAACATTTGAAGATTTTATATATCAAGATTCAGGTAAAAAGCCTAGATTCGATTTTTTTATCGAAAAGGATAATTTGTTAATTGAGTTAAATGGGAGACAACATTATGACAAAGATATGTTTGGAAGTGATGTTAGATTACAAAGAGAAAGAGATAAAATTAAAGCCAATTGGGCTTTAAAAAATGGATTTTCTTTAATCGTAATCCCCTATTATTGTCAAAATTCAATAACTATAGATGACCTTAAAATTGGTAGTAAATATCAATTATTTTAGGAAGTTGGGGGGAGAGGACTATAATAGTCTTTTCCCCAATTTCTTGGTTTTAGGAGACAAAAGGAGAATAAGATAATGCAAAACATTATGGAAAAAGTAGAAGTTAGAAATAGAAATGCGGGATGGACAGGATATGAAATTCCGGATAAGGGGATTGTTAGAAATTTTGCCCCAAATGAAGTAAAGAATGTACCTTTGGAAGAGTTAAAGCAGTTACAGTATGTTTCAGGCGGAGATTATCTTTTAAAGCATTGTTTGCTCATTAACGATGAAGATGCTTTAGAAGTGCTCAATATGAGAAACCTTGAGCCTGAGTATTTTTATACTGAAGACATTATTAAGAAATTACTTGAAGAAGGAACATTAGACCAGTTAGAGGATTGTCTTAACTTTGCTCCGGATGGAGTTGTTGATTTGATTAAGACTATGGCGGTTAAGATTGAATTGCCAGACACTAGAAAGAGAAAGTTAATTACTGAAAAGACTGGTTTGAATATAGATAATGCTATTATGGTAAACTCTATTATGACTCAAGATGACGCTAAAGATGCGGAAGGCCCGGCTGTTCAGAGAAAGGCCACGCCCATTACAATGTCAGAGGCAGCGCCCGCCGCACCTGTGAGAAAGAGTGAGCCTGTGCCATATAAGCCGACAATTTAAAAAAGAAAGAGGTAAAGGATGGGAGAAAAAGCAATAACCCCATTCTCAACCATCTATGATAGTTTTCTTACAAGAGTTACTAGTGATATGTATATGGAATTAAATGAACTTGATACTATTAGACTCTTGCAAGACCTCTTGCTAAATGCTATTCCACGATTTGAATTTCCTAGATTCGATATTTATGATTATGAAGAAGGGTATACAATAGGAGGAACCTATTGTGGAGTAGAAAGTGATTATAAGCCTGTGCCACTGACCTGTTGGGTTAGTGGCCATTTTAATTCTCTCTTGACGCAAGATGAAATCAATATACTATCTTTGAGTATGGTTGTAGAGTGGCTTGGCCAACAGGTTGCAACAACCGAGAATACCCGAATGAAATACAGCGGTTCTGACTATAAATTTACGAGCCAAGCGAATCATATAGCTCGCCTGAAGACGCTTATGGACGCGTATAGACAGGAATGCTTCCATTTACAAAGATTATACAAGAGAAGAAAGCTTGTGAATGGAGAAATTCGTTCTACTGCTTCGCTCTTGTTGACGATTCCTTCTTATGGATATAACATAAAGGAGGATTAGTATGAATTTAAAATATGATATTGAAGTAAATGATGAAGTATTAGTTAAAACTTTAGACAGAATTACAAATCAAATTTTTAAATTATTGCCAAATAGAGAAGAAGGCGGGGAATGGAAAGCACCTCTTCAAAATTTGATTATAGAATTAAGTGGAATGGATAAATTGTTTCTCGACCAAGCAGATTTCCTTCCCTTAATTTCTAGATTGGAAGCTTTATTAGACTTAGATAAAGAAGATGATTTTCCTATTTTTAGAAAAGTTATTTTTGAATCGTTGAGTCTAATGAGTGCATTGAAGAAATGTCTGGTTTAGATTTTATGAAGAAAAGAATGTTATTTGAAGGGGGCGGCCGTCCCACTTCTGATGGTCGAAATGTAAAAGGAAAGCTTTTATCTTTCAGAAGTGCTTTATGGAATTCATATCAAGCGGAAGATATAACATTCAATGGACAAAAGTGCAGATGTTTAATAAATCCTGATAAATTAAAAGAAAACTATGACCATAAAACTATAAGCATTGATTTTGATTATGGCATGAGGCCTGGTGATACTTTTTATTGGGATAGAACAGAAAGCTACTGGATTGTATTTTTAGAAGAACATTGTGAGGAAGCTTATTTTAGAGCGAGCATCCGCAGATGTGATTATAAAATAGATAATGACTGGGTTTATTTGAGAGGCCCAGTAGAAACAGCTCTTATATGGCGACAGAAACATCAGATTGAATTTAATGAACTGAATTATTCTATTTTAGTTTATGTGACTAGAACAGAAGAAAATTTAAAGAAGTTTAGTAGATTGAATGTGATTAAATTTGATGGACATAATTGGAGGGTCGCCGCAACAGATAAATATTCACAGCCGGGGTTAATCGAGGTTTATTTAGAAGAATACCACGATAATCCCATGGAAGATAAGATGATTATATCTGAAATAACCAAGCCTGATGCGGCTGCCGCACATATTGAAGGTCTTCAAATTGTGAAACCTTTTGCGGAAAAGCTTTCTTATTCTATTGTTGGAATGAGCGGCGGGACTTTTTCAGTTAATTCTAATAAAGTTAAAATTCTGAGTTCTGATGAAACTAGGTGTATTTTAACTGTGACTTCGGGTAAGTCTGGAAAATTTACTGTTACTTATAAGAAGGAGGGAGAGACTGATGTTTCTCTTGATGTAATAATAAAATCATTATAAGAGCAAAAGGAGATAAAAGGATATGCGCAGTATTAAGAATTATGTTAATGAAGATGGTACCTCAAATATCAAATCTTCTTTTCTCTCTTGCGAAAAGGATATTGAAACCATCGTTAGAAAACTTTTTGTTGAGAGCAGACCTTATAGTGATGAACTCAAGAGATTGCTCTTGATTAACACTAAAGACTGTTTAGATGATAGAACAAATCCCGCCTATATTGAAAAGATAAAATCAACTGATGTTGGAGACCTAATGGAGCAAGGCTATATTATGACGCGGCCGCTCTTAGAAATGCGAGAAAATCAAGAGGTAAAGAGCTATATCTCTATTACTTTTGATAATTTTGCCCCAACTAAGAATGATTATTTTAGAAGCCATGTAATTGAGATTGATGTGATTTGTCACATTCAACAATGGGATTTGGGTAATTGTAGATTAAGACCGTTTAAGATTGCGGGTTATATTGATGGAATATTAAATGAGACAAAGCTAGCGGGAATAGGAAGATTAGAGTTTTTAGGATGTAATCAGTTTGTATTGTCAGAAGAACTATCAGGCTATTGCCTTATGTATCGAACTGTTAATGCAGATGATGACAGAATAGAGCCGACTGATGATTAACGAGTTATTGCTCTTGTCAAAAAAAGATATTCCATTTTTAGAAGCGCAGGTCAATATACATCAACCCACTATAGGTGAAATTTCAATTATAGGTGAGGAGAGCTTTTTCTCAGGCTGTCAGTTATTAAATTTTTCCAAAGATATTTTAAAGGACGTGGACAAAGTAGATTTATCTGACAGGTCTGATTTTGAAGTATTTATGTCAATAATGTGTAGTTCTGAGAAGCAAGTGCATAAAAATAATGCTCTCATGGTGCTTGCTCTCTTATTTCCAAATCATCAGATAAAGTGCACTCCTAGTGAGTTGCTCTTGGTAAATGAGAAAGGAATTTCACGTATCAACACCACGAACTTTGATGCTTTCAAAAATATCCTCGTATCAATGTTTGTGTTAGACGACTCTAGCGCTAATGGCGGATATAACCCAGTAGATGGACGAGCCAAGAAAATAGCTGAAAAGCTACAAAAGGCTAAGAAAAAAGCTAATGATGGCACTAAGAAAGTGGCTATATTAAGCAGATATGTTTCAATTCTCACTGTTGGAGAAAATAAAGATATGAATAGCTTTGTGGAATATACAGTATTCCAGTTAAAGGATGAATTTAAAAGATTTCAGTTGAAACAGTCGTTTGATATCCATGTAAAAGCAAAATTAGCCGGCGCTAAAGATTTAGATGAAGTAGAAAATTGGATGGACGATGTTCATCCCTAGGTAATAGGAGGATAAAATATGGTTATTAGAATGACAAAAGAGCATAAAGATATCCTCTTAAGTCAAAGTGAGTCAAGAACGGTTTTTGAGTGGGAAAACTTTTTTAATAACACTTATACTAGAAAGCAAATTTATGATTTTTGCTACTACCATAATAAGAAGATTAAAAAGACTACTACTGAAGAATTTAGTATATTACAATCAGAAAGAGCAAGAAAATATTCTATTAACAAAGATTATTTTAAGATATGGAGTCATAATATGGCTTATGTTTTAGGACTATGGTTCGCTGATGGCTGTATATATAGAAATACTCATTTTGATATAACATTACACAAAAGGGATGAGTATCTACTAAACCTAATTTTAAAGGAGTTTCAATACGAAGGTAAGATTGGTTCATACAAAGGCAGGGAAGCTTTAAGATTAAGTTTCTCTTGTAGAGAAATATATAATGATATAGTTTCTCTAGGTGGAACTGAGAGAAAAAGCCTTTCAGTATCTTTTCCTAATATTCCAAAAGAATTTCTTAACGATTTCATAAGGGGATATTTTGATGGAGATGGCTGTATTTATAATGACGGAAAAGGAAGAATAAATGCTTCATTTACATGTGGCTCAAAGAAGTTTTTGATTGAGCTATTAAATATACTGAAGCAAGAGACTAAAATTCAAGGTGGCTATTATGATGACTCATCTTACACCCTAAGATTTGGTAAACAAGATAGTTTAATATTAGGTAATTATCTATATAAAGATAATCCAGAGTTATTCTTATATAGAAAAAGAAATAAATTTATTCAATAAGAATAAGGAGGAACAATATGGTAACACGTTTTGGATTAAATTTATAGTCCCTTTTACTGGTGACAGTAAAAGCAAATCGCTCTAATTGCGGGGAACCCCATAAAAAATGGGCAATCCGCAGCCAAGCCTCAATAGAGGAAGGTTCAACGACTAGTTTATGTGAACGTAGGCAATAAGTTAATGATTGTCGAAACGGGCGAGGTCTTTTTAAATAAAAAGATTAAGATATAGTCTATTCTATGCGTATATATAAAGGCATAGCAGTTCATTAGAGAACGCATATAGTTTTACGCACTATATGGAATATTTAGCTAGAGAAATTTGCGATGTAACTTTTAAGGCTCTTAGTAATAAACAGAAGGTAGGTAACAAAGAATTTGCGGCAGGTCAGCCTGTATTCGTGATTGATACAGCGACTGCATCTAGTATGGAACAAGCTTCTACCACGGTTTATGCACAAGGCGGCAAGGGTTATAACAGACTTATCGCGTGGGAAGGAGAGAAGACCCTCACCTTCAACGTGACAGACTCTCTTATGAGTCCGTTAGGACTCGCTGTTTTAACAGGAGCAGGTCTTGCAGAAAAAGACAAAGCAAAGCATATTCACATGACTTATGATGTTGCTACAGATGCAACAGGTCAATTCTCTATTGCTAAGGAAGATTTAGCAGCAGAGTTATATATCTCTAAGGATGCGGCAATCTATGTTTGTAAGGACACAGACCCTGACCATCCTTTTGTAAAGCCTTACGCAACTGTTCTTGATGGTAATGGTGCTATCAGCGGTTGGGTAGATGAAGTAGCATTCACTAACACTACAGTAGAGGATAACTTAATTCCTTTGAAGAATAAGGGAGATAAGCTTACTGGAAAAGCTACTGGTGTTAAGAGTGAAACAATTAAATTGGATTTCTATGTAGTTATGTATGACGGTGCAACAGAAATTACTATCGAGCCTAATGACTTTGGTGGTTTCTTCTATGTTGAAGCTGATACTCTTTATAGAAATCAAGATGGTAAAGACATGGCGGCTACCTTGACCTTCCCGAAGGTTAAGATTCAGTCCGGATTTACTTTATCCATGTCTCCTACTGGTGACCCAAGTGAAGAATTGCGCTTGGCTGCTTAGAAATAAGCATGAAAAATAAATTCCTTAATTGCGGGAAAACCTTTAGAGCTTTTGTAACCAAGTTATCGTAGTAATACAGATAATGGCAAAGTTAATGACTAAGGTATGGTAAAATGACAAAAGATTAGGTAATCCGCAGCCAAACAACTTGTTAATAAGGAGAATACAAGTTGAAGGTTCAACGACTATCCTTAACAGGAGTACACTTAAGCAAGTGGAAATGGGAAACACCTTAACAGATGAAGCTGAAGGTGAAGATATAGTCTAATCTTATGAGAAATCATAAGCAGTTTAAAAGACGCAATGAGAAGTAGCGAACTCATTGGAATATAAATGACATTCGATTTTGTAATGGATGCATTCCCTGCTTACACTTATTTCGATAGAACTAAGAAAGTAGTATGTGACATTACAATTGTATCTGGTGAGAGTGCGGATGATTCTGGCGTACAGCATAGAACAGACGTACAGCACGGTGGACCAAAAAACTAGTAGTCCCCGGCGGGGTAGTTCCAGGCGGAGCACCTCAAACTCTTACTTTACAGAAATTCGTTGATGCTGTAAAGGCAGAAGTTCCTAATTTGATTGGTAAGGATAAGACTGCAGCGCTTCAAGCGTTACAGGCTGCCGCCGACACAATTGGAACCGGGGCTACAGTAGCCTATGTAACAGAACCCGATACCTTAAGTGGTGAAGGAACTGTTAAAGTAACTTACAATGCAGAGGATTCTGCTGAAATTAACGTAGACATCATTGCATAAGTTTACAGGGGGTTGGATTTTATCCGACCCCCATTTTTTTGTTATAAGGGGGTGCTATTATTGCTATTAAAAGCAGAAATTAAAAGTGTTATTGAGGGAAACTTAGAATTTACAGAAGGTGATATAGATGTTCAAGGTTTAGAAACTATGCATCCTATGCTTAAAGAAGCAATGGCGGAAGAGGTTGTTGAAAATATTGATTCAGGCGCGGTCTTAGGGGCGGCAGCCGCATTTCTGAAAGCATATGAGAAGAATATTGCGGAGATCGAGGTCTTAGACTTACAGAGGCAAGCTATCAAACAGAAAGAGGCGAGCTCTCCGACGGGACAAGCAAGCACCGCCGCACAAGAGATAAGAAATAAACAACTTTTTCTATTGAAAGATTTCTATTCTAAAGCTTTTGCTTTTGATGACGAATTAAGTAAATTTTTGTATGGAGATAAATTCCCTAAAAAGGGTTTATATATATTAGAAGATTCAAATACTGGAACTCTTGAAACCTATGAATTAAATATGGAGCAAATGCTAGAGTTAATCAATACAGATGCGAGATTTAAGGTTGATAATAGGGATGTTCTAAATCAACAAATAGGGGTCGCCGCACTTGAGAATAAAAAGAAAGAAGATAAAGAGTGGCAAGACAGAGTTACAGTAGCAAGAACCGCATACAAAGCTGCTTCAAATAGACTTAAAAGATGCTATGAAGTTAGACAAAGATGGCATGAAAAAGGTAAGCTTGGTGAAAAAAAATTTGATAGTGCGGGAAAGGTAAAAAAGCTTCAAAGACAAGGCGGTTATCTATTGTGGAAGAAAGGCAGAAACTGGAATTGGATTCAGATAACTAATGCAGGAGATTTAAAAGAAGGCTATGCGGCAATGTTATTTGACAGTCATGCTGAGAACCTATTGCCGCTGAGACCGCACTTAGGAAAAGCACCTTATTATAGCCATGACTTAGTTGATAAATATGTTGAATATATTCAAGGTGTATCAAATAAGGCCGCAATCTTAGAAGAGGATATTGTAACTGAAAATGGGCAATATGGGGTAAAAACACTTAATGCGGCGCTACCTACAATTAACCAGTATGTAGATAGTGCGAAGATTGTGCAATATTTTTTTAGCAGAAAACAATATGCTAAAGATAAAATTGCAAGCATCATAAGTGTTCTATATGACCAAGACGCAAAGAGAAATATTAAGAAAATAGTTGATAAAGATGTATTGAAATTTATTCAACATTTAACAAAGAATGCTTTTAAAGAGACAAGTTCTTGACATTCTAGAAAAATTTTGATATAATATAGATAAAGGATATAAAAGGAGGATTTATAATGGCTAAATTAGCTTTTAGTAAATTGAATTTAAAGAAAGATGATAGTGTTAAGACTATTACGATTAATGACCAGGTTGTAGAAGTAAAACAGTATTTGCCTGTTGAAGAGAAACTCAATATCATTAAAAACACTTTAGAGAAGTCTGCGGATGATAATAACTTCTCTAATCCCGTAAAGGTTGAGGTTTTCGCAAATCTTGAGATTGTTTATGCTTATACAAACTTAACTTTTACAGATAAGCAGAAGGAAAGTCCTTGGAATCTGTATGATTTGTTAGAGATGAATGATGTTTTTGCGAAGGTTGCCGCAACCATCCCTGAGAGAGAGTATACCTCTTTACTCGAATGGATTAACGAGATGGTTGAGAGTTTTTATAAGCAAAGAAACTCTGTTTTAGGTATTTTAGAGCAGGTTTCCGCAGATTATTCTAACTTGTCTCTTGAGGCAACAGAAATTCAGAAGAAATTAGCAGACCCAAATAATTTAACCTTAGTTAAGGACATTTTAACTAAGTTGGGCTAATAAGATTCATTCTCCTCTTGTATTTTTTATTTTATATAAGAGTGATGAAAAGGTAATGGCTAGAGTTTAATCACTCTAGCCATTTTTTTCGTTTATAAATATATTGGAGAAAAAGGAGAGAAAAGATGGCTAAACAGTTAAATGTAAATATTGGCTTTACTGCGGACACCTCCAAGGCTAAAGCGCAATTACAAGATTTACAAAGGCAGTTAACTAGCTTAATCAACAATCCCACCCAAAGAGACCATTTAGGAATAACAAAAGAGTTAAGAGAAGCATCAGTTGTAGCTGCATCTTTGAAGACACAGTTAGAGAATGCAACTAATGTGAACACTGGTAGACTTGATTTAGGTAAGTTTAATCAGTCACTTAAGGAGAGTGGATATACCATCTCGAAAATAAGTGATGCTCTTTATGAATTGGGGCCAGGTGGGCAAAAAGCTTTTAACGATTTGGCAAAAGCGATTTCTGTTGCGGAAGTTCCCTTAAAAAGAACCAATGCTTTAGTAGCAGAATTTCAGACAACTTTAGCTAATACTGCTAGATGGCAGATTTCATCTAGCATACTGCATGGAACAATGGGTGCTATGCAAAGTGCTCTTGGCTACGCTAAAGACTTAAATAAATCTTTAAATGATATTAGAATAGTTACTGGTTATAGCACAGATAAAATGGCGGAGTTCGCTGCTAGAGCCAATGATGCGGCCAAGGCTTTGAGTACAACTACCACGGCCTATACTGAAAGTAGCTTGCTTTATTATCAACAGGGCAAAGGAAAAAGTTCTACCACTTGGGCAGAACTAGTTTTAAAAATTCGTGGGCGGAGTTGAATAATTGTTGTCTTTTAAATTTTAGATTATAGTGAGCAACAAATAACTTTTTTTGAAAGGACTCACTATAATGACTAAATCAATTATTCATGAAGGTAAAGATACTAATTATGAGGTATCATCAGAAGGTAAAGTATTCAATAAAAAAACAGGTAAGGAGTTAAAAGGGACTTTCGCAAGAAACGAATATCACTCTGTTCAGTTAACAATAGAAGGAAAACCTAAAACATTTATGGTTCATAGATTGGTAGCTGAAGCGTTTTGTGAAAATCAAAATAACTATACAATTGTTGACCATATAGATAGGAACAAGTTAAATAATAATGCTTCTAATTTAAGGTGGGTAGATGGTTCAACTAATGCAAGAAATGCTGATAAACCTAAAACAAAATATATTCACAAGGTTGCGGATATTAAAGATGGTGAGTGGAAAGATATAATCTATGACACAAATTATACAATAAATAAGAATGGTATAGTTGTAAACAAGATAAAAGGAAACATTTTAAAGGGAAGCACTAGAAATGGATATATTAGATATCAAATAAAAAATAGTAAATATTCTGCACATATTCTTGTATGGACTTCCTTTAATGGAGCAATACCTCTAGGTATGGTTATAGACCACATAGATGGAAATCGAGCTAATAATTCACTTGATAATTTAAGACTTGTTACTCAGTCTGAAAATATGAGAAATGCTCAGCTTAATGGACACAAGGGACAAGTAAAAATTTCTCAATATTCCATGGATGGTACATTTATCAAAAAGTACGATTCAATAAGGGCCGCCGCAAATGAAATAGGTGGGTCAGAGTACGCAATTAAAAATGCGGCAGATAGATATGGAACTAGTAAGGGATTTTTATGGATTAGAGATGACCAAAATCTCACAATAGAGGAACTATTAGAGATAACACCATCTAATAAAGCTAAGTCAACAGCAATACCTGTTTCTAAATATACAAAAGAAGGGGAGCTTGTTAAAAGATATAACTCTTTTACAGAAGCAGCAAGAGAAAATCGCTGTAGCGCTTCAAATCTAAGAAATGCTGCAAATAAGCAAAGATTAGCTCTTGGATATTATTGGATACTAGAAGATAACGAATTTTTAAATAAATAAGATTTGACCCTGAAAATTCTTTAATTGCGGGGTAACCTAAAGCTATTATTACTAAATTTAATTGGCAACAATTAAATGGCTATAATTAACTATTACAGGTATAGTAAAAAGATAATAGATATATGGGAGTCCGCAGCTAAGTTTCTTATAAACAACATAAGAAAAATGTTCAACGACTATCCCTAGTCAAAAGGGAGTAGGTAGAAGTCTACCGAAAAGGGAATACCTAAATTAGATGTATGATAATAAGCTAATTATAAATAGGTGAGATATAGTCTAATCTTGCAAGAAATTGTAAGCAGTTCATAAGAGAACGCATATGGTTTAACGAACTATATGGAATATTAATGTTATCGGATAAAGAGGTACAAGCGAGAACGAATACAACCGCTAAGATGGCTAACGCCACTGGTGAGGTCGCGTCTGACGTTGCTTCTTACATGACAGCCATCTGGAACAACTTCGCAAAAGGCTCAGATAATCTTGAACACTTCGGAGATGTTATCACGGCTCTCGGTGCGGCAACCGCATCTAGTTCTGATGAAATTGCAGAAGGTCTTAGTAAGTTTGCGTCTGTAGCAGATACTATCGGATTGAGTTATGATTATGCAACATCTATCTTAGCATCTCTTGTATCTAACACAAGACAAAGTGCTGAAGTTATTGGTACATCATTAAAGACAATTCTCGCTAGATTGCAGAGTGTAAATATTGGTGAGACTCTTGATGATGGAGTAACTCTTTCTAAGTATACAAAAGCGCTCGATGCTATTGGAGTTAGTGTACTTGATCTTAATGGTGAATTGCGTAATGCAGATGATATTTTGAATGATACTGCCGCAAAATGGAATGAATTAACAAAAGCTCAACAAGCCGGAGTTGCTCAAACTGTTGCGGGAGTTAGACAATATTCTCAGTTTATTGCTATTATGGAAAACTGGGATGATATACAGCAGAACTTAGTTACTGCTAAAAATGCGGATGGAACTCTTGAAAAGCAGTCTCAGATTTATGCAGAATCATGGGAGGCCGCAAGAAAAAGAGTAAAGGCTGCCGCACAAGATATATATGATACATTATTAAATGATGAGTTCTTCATTAATTTTAATGATGCTTTTGCTACTGCTCTTGGTGGAGTAAGTGATTTGATTGATGGCTTAGGCGGACTTAAAGGGGTTATTCTCACTTTAAGCACACTTATGTTAAAATTAAATGGTGATGCTATTGGTGAAAGCATGAGAAACTTTGCTTACTCAATGACCATGACCACTGAAAAAGGCAAGGCCGCAATAGCTAACATAAGAGAACAATTTAATAATGAAACCAAAGAGTTACTCTATGGAAGAGGAACAATGGGTGGTTTAATGACTGCAGAAGCTTATGCGTCAGAAATTAAAGCACAACAAGTTCTTTTAGACAAGAGTAAAGATATGTCTGAGTCTCAGAAAAAGATTGCGGAAATCTTAATGGACCAGCACAGTACCTTGGTTAAAAATGCGGCAGAGCAAGAAAAAATCGCTACAAAAGCAGAAGACGAATTTGAGACTCTCTTGCTTAAAAAGAGAACAATGCTCAAGAAGAGAAGTGCCTGGGTTGAAGATTCTGATGTAAATGAATTTGCGAAACAGACACAGCAATCTAGTGCTTTTAATAGCTTTATGGGAAATACCTTTAAAGGCTTTAGTAAAGAAGCTTTGAGTAGAGGTGGAGAAGAAGCAGAGAAGTTATTTAAGCAAATGAAATCTAAGATGGATGCTTTGAGAAAAGCGTATGTTGAGGATAATATTTACAGTAATAACTTTGGTGATGAAAATGCAGAATACCTTTTAGAACTTGAAAAATTACTTCAAGGAACTGAAAAATATACAGAAGAAATTGGAGAAGTGCTTGATACCTTAAGAGATAGAGCAAAAGAGTTCTTAGGTGAGGCTCTTGATATAAGAGAACAAGTACAAATAATGTCTGGTGCGGAGACTGATTCTAAAGCGGCAGACCTTATTGATGATATAGCTAATTCCGCAGAAAAAGCAGGATTAGAGGTTGCTCAATTAACAGATTATACAGTTAATGCAATAGCTATGGGCGAAGGTATGGAAGAGGCTCTTGAAGAAATTCCTAAAGAACCTTTATATATTTCAGATAGCTTTGTAGCATTAGCACAATCTGTTTCAGCAACATCAATGGCTATTGCAAACTTAAAAGGATTGATGGACACTTGGAAAGATGATTCTAAAGGAGTTGGAGAAAAGCTTTTAACAACCTTTACATCATTATCTTTTACAATCCCAATGGTTGTAAGTTCTTTTAAAGGACTAAAGATTGAGCAAATTGCAACTTTATCTCAAGCAATAGCAACTGCAATGGGATTTAATTATGAAGCTGCATCAGCTATAGCTGCATCTAAGGCAGCAGACACATTGACTGCATCTCTTGGAGCAACCGCTGTAGCGGCATGGCCTATTCTTGCGTTAACTGCGGGATTGGCGGCTGTGGGTGTTGCATTTTGGGCCATTGCGGAAGGCGTTAAAGCAACTGAAGCGGCAAGCCCTAAAGGAGTGCTCAAGAGCGCGCAGGAAGCGGCAGATGGCGCGGCCTTATCAGCGAATCAGGCGGCCGCCGCATATCAAGAGGTTAAGTCTTCTATTGATGATTTAGATAGTGGAATTAAAACAATAGAAGAATTAGAGCGTGGAACTCTTGAATGGAAACAAGCAATCTTAGAATCTAATAATGCCTTAATTGAGCTTTTGTCTAACTACGATATGTTAGATAATAATAACTTTATAACTGATTTAGATGGCTTAATGTCCATTACTGAAGAAGCTAAAGAGTTAATGCAAAAGAAGGCTTTAGATAGGTCTAAGAGTGCAACTGAAGCAAAGATTGCCGCAGATATAAGGAAAAACGATGCGGAATTAGCTGTTAAGAAAGATGAAAAAGTAAAAGGTATTTCTTTACAGAGATATAATGATGCTGGTGCATATGAAGCAGGTGGAGAAAATTCTATCCTTGCTAAGTCTATTGCTTCTGCTGTTGCGGAAGGACTTTCTAAAGGAAGACTTAATTCTGATGATTTAGTTAATGGTACAGATAGACTTTCAGAAGCTTTACACGAATCAACTGATTTGACTTATGATGAGATTGCTTCTGTAATGAAACAGATTTCTGGCAATGATGATTTTATCAAGCATGTTGGAGAATTATCGGTAGCTATTACAGCAAATACTGAGGCTAATAATGTTTTAAGTGCGCAGTTAGCTGAATCTAAGTTTGGCGATGAAATTAAAGAAGCTGACCTTACAGATAAAGGAAAAGAAAATCTTAAACTAGCTGTATCTAAAGATATTGAGAAAAAGACTCAAGAGTTGTATGAATCTAAATACAAGGATAAAGGAAGATTTGGCGGTGGTTTAACAGATGAAGAAATTCAGAAGCGTTATGCAGCTGAGATGGATTACTCTGTTGAATTAACAAAGAATCTTAAAAATAATCTTGGTGAGTATTTCAATAAAGCGGGTGAGTCTATTGGTCAAATTCCTGATGAAACAGCTAGATTTTTCTTAGCACAAAAGGAAATTGAAGAACAGATTAAAGATACATTTGGTGATTATGTAGCTTCTATCTCAGAACTTACTTCTATTGGTAATACTATTGCGGATAAAGCGGGAGATGCTTTAGCTTCATTTAGCGGCGGCCTTGGAGGAGATTTATCTTCTTTAAATGAGAAGAATAAAAAAGCCTTCATGGATAGTGTATCTGACTATAATGCTAATTCAAATACATTTAAGTTAGGTGAAAATGAAGTAAATCAAGGTCTTGCTGAAAAATTAGGTTATGATTCTGTTAAAGCTTTTTATGATGCGATTCAAGCGGCTTCAACAAGCTATGATAATAAAGTTGCGAATATAGGTAAAGATGTACTTTCTAAGTTTATAGTTGATACTTTTAATAGTGTAGATAAGTCAAGTGAAGCATCTGCCGCAAGCAAAGAAGCATTAGCCAATATAATGGAGAAGGCTTTTGAATATAACGGCAAAGAAAGTGCTGAATCACTAGCTAAAATCTTGAATGAAAATCAGATTGATATTGATTCTTTTGTAGAATCAATGCAAAATATTGATTGGAAGGTTGAAACACTCAATAGTTTTAAAGAGAAAATGTCTTCTGTCGGTTATGCAACAGAAATGACAGAAGAAACTCTAAATGCTCTTTTTAACACTTTGAGGGATGGCCGCCAGTCAGTAACAAGCGGAACAGAAGCTTATAAAACTCTTCACGATGTAATTGATGATTTAAAGAATGGTGACACCATTTCAGAAGAAGATTTAGAGAAAATTGGAAAAGAATATGAAAACTTCTTCTTAAAAATGGCGGACGGCTCTTATAAATTAGCTATGGACGCTCAAAAGTTCTATGACATGGTCAATGGCAAGAGCGTTGAGAGTTTTAGAGAGAATATAGAAAAAATCCTATCCGTAAAGAATAGCGGATTCGACCGTGATAAGTTAGAGACATCCGCAAGCATTAGTGCAGATAGGGGCAAGGTTGAAACCAACAACGACCAGGCTGCCGCGCAGTTAGATTTCCTTGATGCTGTTGGTTATGAAGATATAAAGAAATTACAAGAGTGGAGAACAGAGTTAGCAGAAACAAAAGAGTTAACTGTGGAGTCTGCTAAAGAAATTAGCGAGGCTGTTAAGTCTCAAGGAGAAGGATGGAATGGCTTAGATGCTACTCTTGCTGAAAATCAAGAGAGATTAGCTTCAACTGCAACCAATCTTCGAGATTTAAAGGGCATGCTTGATGAGGGAACTATCTCTGTAGAAGCTTATTCTAAGGCTGCTCTTGCAATGGATGAGGCAAATGATTTAAAGAACTTAAAGACAGAAGAATTGAAAGAATATTCTGAATATTTAAGGGATGCCGCAAAGAACATGGCTGGATTTAATGAGTCCATGTCAAAAGAAGAATCTCAAGTTGTAGCTAAAGGCATTATGAAAATGAACAATGCTGTTGAGACACTTTCAAAGAGTTTTGAAGAATGGCGAGACACCATTGAAAAGAGTGAAGAAGGTTCACAAGAGTTTGCAGATGCCATGATTTCTACTAAGGGAGCTGTTGCGGAATTACTTGATGTTTCTAGTGAATATGTTTCAAGTGATTTTGTTAAATCTCACCTTGATGAAATAGCGGCTGCCGCAGAAGGTGATGCTCAAGCTATTGATAACTTAAAAGCTTCATTAAAAGATGAAATAGTAGGTAGAATTACTTTAGAGAATAATCTTGGTGAAGAATTTGCCAGTCAAGTTCAAGATATTCAAGATTACTTGGATAGTCAAGACCTAACAGTTGGTGCAACTCTTGAATCTGAGGAATTCACTAATAAATGTAATGCTTTGATTAGTCAAGCAGGTCTTACAGTAGACCAAGCCAATGCATTATTTGATTCTCTTGGCTTTGAAACTAACTTCTCTGTTGAATCTGTTCCAGTTAAAAGACAAGGACATGAAGTTGTTACAACTACAAGAATAGAGGGATGGGACGAAGCTCCAATGCCTGGTGGAACGGGAACCTATAGATATCCTTCTAAGATAGCTACACAAACAACTGCGGGAGAACAATATGATTACACAGAGTATGTGGATGTTATGGCTATGCAAGCTAGTTCTAAAGATGGCAGTAAGAAAACTCCTAAGATTAGTGGTGTAACTAAGAAAGCTGGCGGCGGTGCTAATAACAAGTCTTCTTCAAATGCGGGCGGTGGAAGTGGCAAAAAGTCCGGCGGCGGAGGTGGAGGCGGCGGTGGAAAAGAAAAGCAAAGAGATGTAAAGAAACCGCAAAAAGCCGAAATTGACCCATACCATGATATACAACGCTCTATTAATAAAGTTTCAGACGCTATGTCTACTCTTGATAAGAAAAAGTCTCATCTATTTGGTGGACAACTTATCGGAGCATTAAAAGAAGAGAATGGGTTGCTTGAAACACAGCTTGCTAATTACAAAGAGATGGGCAATGTTATCTCAGGCGAATTATCAAGAATACAAGGTGATTTAAGTAAATATGGTGTTTCTTTTGATGGCGTAACTGGAGAAATGCTTAATTATGCTGAAGCTTATGCACAAGCTCTTGCCGCATATAATGCAGCAATTAACGCTTATAACCTTTCCGCACAAGAGGACGCAGATAAAGAAGCTTTAGAAAGAGCACAAGAAAATTACCAAAACTTTACCAAAATGATTGGTGAATATGATTCTACTCTTGACAAGAGAATGGCTAATGAACAGTCAAAATTAGATGCTCAATATAAGATTATTGAAAACAATTATAAAGCATGGGAAACAGAAATTCAAATTTCATTAGACCTAGATGAAGCTAAGAGAGAGTGGACTAAGTTTTGGCAAAAGGTTAATAAGGATGTTAAGTCTGCATTTAAGGATTATGCAAGAGAGATTGCTGATATCACTGAGAACTTTGATTTAATGGCGGAAGGCACTATGGCTACTGACTTAAAAGCTATCAATGATATTAAAGCTGAAATGAATAAGATGGCTAGCGGTCAAGATTCTGATAGATATGTTTCTGAGACCGAGGCCGCAGAAGATTTATTGAAGTATAGTAATCAATTAAAGCAAGATGCAGAAGAACTTTATGGAATGTATGAAGATGCTTGGAACGAGTATCTTGATGGAATTGACCAAGTAGTTGATAAGTGGGAAGCTGTAGTCACTAAGTTTGATGATATCAATGCTTCTCTTGAACATAATGCAAAGTTAATTGAATTACTTTATAGAGATGGCGATATGGCCAACTCACTCAATGCTCAAAGATATAACGTGCAAAGAGAAAATGGCTTGTTTAAGATGGACACTTTGCGGCAAGCAATTGAATCTCTTGAAAAAGAGAGAGATGCCTTAATTGCGGCAGGTGCAAAAGAAACTGATGAAGATGTTAAGAAATTAACTGAAGCTATCAAGCAAAATTCCAAAGAAATGCAATCTTCTATTGAAGATTATCTTAAGACTTTAACAGATTCTTTTAAGAATTCCGTTACAATGGCTATGAGGGAAATGGAAAAAGCCATGACTAAGGGAACTTCTTATGATTCTGTCTCTAAGAAATGGGATGATGCAAGATATGCGGCAAAGGGTTACTATGATGATGTTGAAAAGATATATCAAATAGAAACTATGGAAAGTAAATGGCAAGCCGCAATTACTTCATCAAAATCTTTAAAAGCACAGCAAAAGTTGACTGAGTTAATGGATAGTCAGATTAAGTCTCTTGAGGGAAAGAATAAATTGACTGAATATGATATTCAATTAGCTGAAAAGCAGCTAGCTGTTGCTCAAGCACAAATGGCATTAGAGGATGCTCAAAATGCTAAGAACTCTATGAAGTTAACAAGAGATGAAGCAGGAAACTGGTCTTACCAGTATGTTGCGGATGACTCTGATGTAGCAGACAAACAGCAAGCTTTAAGAGACGCAAATCAAGAGTGGTATGAGTTTACTAAGCAAGCTTGGCATGATTTGACTGAAGAGATTTGGCAAGATGCACAAACCGCACAAGAACGATTAACTGCACTGATGGAAGAATATAATACCGCAGATGAGAACAGAAGAAAAGAGATAACAGAGCAATATGATTATCTATATAATTATTATTATGGTGAAGATGGTATTATAGCTACTAAGTCAAGAAGAGCAACAGAGATTCAGAATGATTTGAATATTTCAATGATGAATACTTTGTGGGGATTGTATGAAGAGGATAAAGAAAACTTCAATCTTATGACTGAAGAAGAGAAAGCCTTAACAGAAGCTCTTAGAGAAGAGGCGGTTAACCAGTTTGACTTATTAAAAGAAGCTGTTGCGGGAGAAGATGGCGTTTACTCTAAAATGAAAGACAAATGTGAAGAAACAAATGCAGAAAGTCTTGAAACTTGGAAAGAAACAGCTAAGGAGATTATTGCAACTTGGTCTAAAGACCCTGACTCTTTGCAGAAGAATGTCGAGAGTATGTATGCGGCAGTCAAGAGAGCTCAGAGTGATTATGATAACGCAGTAAGGAGAGGTGTTGCGGCATCCGGTCGAGAGTTTGACAAGATAGGCGGACCTGGTGGTTCATTAGAGCGCCTTGGAGAGAAAACTCAAGAGGCTCAAGGTAAGTTAGAGTCTTTGCTTGGTGAAACAGATGCGATTAGCAATATGCGGGCGGCAGTTGAGGATTTAAGAGCGGCTTGGGAAGATGTAAGTGAATCAATTCAAGATGCTATTGATGACCTTGAAACATATCTTGCTATATTAAGTGGCGGAAGCTACCAAGGCTCAAGCAGAAATGCTAGAAATAATAATGCGGCGGCCCCTGCTCAATCCCAGACACAACCGAGCCCTGCGCAGTCAACACCAGCCCCTGCCGCAGCAGGTTCTGGAGATGGAAACTTAACAGTTGGAGAGACAGTTACTTATACTGGTGGAACATACTATGAAGATGAAGATGGTGGTGGCCGCACTGGAAGTAGAGGCCCAGGTAAGCAAGTTAAGGTAACTCAAATCAGAGAAGGAAGTAAGTATCCTATCCATGTAATGTCTAGTGATAGTGCTTATGGATGGCTCACGAAGAGTCAGTTATCAGGCTTTGATACAGGAGGATATACAGGAGATTGGAATGGAAAAGATGGTAAACTTGCAATGCTACATTCTAAAGAGTTAGTATTGAATAAAGAGGATACCGGTAATATTTTACAAGCGGTCGCCGCAGTTCGTTCTATTTCTTCTATTGGCTCTTCTGTTGCTGAATCAATCACAAATGGAATTGCAAATATGGTTAATAGCTTATTGAATTTAAAGGGTGCTAATTATAACGGAAGCACAAGTAATAATAATACGGAAAATGCTAATAACACATTTGATATTACCATGAATGTTGATGGCGGCAATGTTGAAGAAATTAAGAGCGCAATCTTATCATTGCCTACTCTTGCTTCACAATATTTGTCACGCAAATAGTTTTTTTGGGAGGATTATTATAATCCTCCCAATTTTTGCGTTTGGTCAATAAAGGTTAATTATTTATAGGTAATTCTTAAATTATATATGAGAAAAAAGGAGGCTAACTAAATATGAACAATAATTCAAATATTCAAAATAGTTTATTTGAAGCAATGCAGATTTTTAGTAAGCGAGCAACTGAAAATTCAAACGCAACTATTACTGTTGAATGTTTGATTACAGAGATTGTTGATGCCGGAACGAACGAATATTATGTTGAATATCTAGGAAATAAGTTTAAGGCACATACAAATAACAATGCTACATATTCAGTTGGCGATAATGTTTACGTGCTAATTCCAAATGGAGATTTTACAAAAGAAAAAATTATCCTTGGAACTGTTTCTGCTTCTGCGACTATTGCGGCTGATAATGATTCAGCAAAAAAGAAATATTATGATATATCAGATAACCTTATTGACAGAGAATTAGGGGTTATCAAATTAAGTTCTTATAAAGACACTATAGTTACTAAAACAACTACTAAGATTGATACTGTTGCTTTTGGCAATTTAATGAAAGGATATTTGAGTAATTATAGAATCTTTAAATTAAGTTTTTCTGCTCAAACAAGTTTAGAGTTAGAGCAACAGACAAAAGGCAACTATGGAGTTTCTTTATCCATTCCTGTTAAAAGAAATGGTAAAGCTGAAGATAAGATTGTTACTCTTGATGTTGGAAATATGTATGGAAATCCATATCGTTTAAGCACATGGTCGCCGCAAGAGGTATATTTTAAGATTGATGATGAACTTGAATATGATAATGAGAGAGTTCCTTCAATTACTTACTTTTGTAAAGGCTTTGCACAAGACGTATCAAAAGAAGACATTAAGGATATTTGGTTAAAAGACATTTCTTTTCAAGTAACAAACGCTTATCCTGAAGGTGCGGAAAAAGGTTATTCTTTAACATTAACCGCTTCACAAGGAGAATATTTCTCAACTTTCTATGCAACAGAGAAAAAGCTAACCCCGCATTTAAGAATTAATGGAAAAGAAACTTCTTTAAGAAAAGCTGAAATTTACTGGTTTAAAGAAAATACAGGAATTAAACAAAGTGATTCTAAATATCATATTCATGGCGGAATTGGTTGGGAATGTATCAATCCAAGAGTAAATGTGATTAGAAATGCGGACGGCACTGAAAGTTTTGATTATATCACGAATATGGAAGTTTTAGCCGTGCAAGATGCAGATGTAGGGGCCTCCGCACAGTATAAATGTGTCGTGGTCTATCAAGGAAAAAGCATGGCCGCCGCAATAATTTTAAAAAATCTGAAAGTAGATGCTTCATTTCAGCTATTGACTGGAAACAGTATAGAGATAATAAAAGATAAAGCTATAATTAAGAATGGAAATTCTGTATTTATTAAAGATACAGGAACAGTTGAATTGGTTGCATTAACTTATTATGCGGGAATCACTTATATTAGAGATAATTGGACTAATGTGGTTTATTCATGGGCAAGATATGATAAAGATGGTAAATTCATTTCAGATAATGATTCATTCTTTAAGATTTTAGATTATAATAAGATTGTTTCTATTGATGGAAAACAATATTATATGACTAGAGTCTCTTATCCAGTTAATCAATTAGAAGATGTAAATACGATATACTGTACTGTAAAGTATATTGATAGAGATAGGGTAAAATTACCAGTAGAGAAGATTATTGGAACTTCTTCTATTGTTGTCAGCACAACAACAGATTATGACTTTAATTTATCTATTGATGGTGATGATATTATCTATAAGTATGATGTTGATGGAGATAGTCCTGCAGGCCCCGCATATGATGGGCCAAGCACATCAAAGATTACTTCTATTGCACCATTAACCTTTCACTTAAAAAAGCTTGATGGAACAGAATTAACGACAGAAGAATATTATAGATTGAAATATACATGGGAAATTCCCGAAGATAGCTTGTTTGCTATTGACCCATCGTGTCCGCCTACAAAAATAGAGAATGGTATTAGATACTATGAGGGCATTGGAAATAACTTTAAGCTTTTTTACAAGATTGCTCAGAGATACAATTTAACAAAAGCTAAGAAGAGTGCAAATCTAACTATTCAGTTTAACGATATGACTGCAACAAGAAGTGCTTCAATTACATTCTTGAAAGAAGGTATGACAGGCACTAATGGAACTGCATATTCAGCTTTGATTGTTTCTGGCGGCAATAGTGCAAATGATAGCAAATCCGTAGGATATGGAGTGCCTAATGCGGAAGGGGTTGCACAAAAGCTAAAATTTGTGTATAATATAAGCGATGGAAATCTTTATAGACTTGATTATGAAAATAATAAATTGGTTCTTTGGGAAGATAGTATTAAGAGATTGTATATTAAAGCATGGCGTGATAGCTCTTTAATGTACCATGATACTCATTATAGAGTTGAATGGACAATGTTCGATGCAAAGAATACTAATGCTTGTTTCATGCTTGAAGGACAGACTGCTGCGAATGATGTAAATAATAACCAACCAATTCAAAGTGCGGATGTAAAGTTAAAATTATTGAAGAATCCAACAGATTTAAACACTGTTTATTCTTCTATTGTTCAAGCTAAAGTTGTTGTAACAGATGGTCAGAATAGCAGTGTAAATTCTAATCAAATAATTTATGCTTATTATCCTATTGAGTTAACAGTTGTAAAAACATTAGTTGATGGAACAATTCCTTCTCTTGATGGTGGATTTGCAGAGGTTATTTATGCTTCTGATGGGACAAATCCAAAATGGGACGAGTCAACACCTTTCACTTTAAAAGGTCTTGATTTAGATTACTATGATATACAATGGGAAGCAAAAAATCATCTTGGCTTTTATAGTAACATTGGAAGAAAAGAAAATACATTTACAGGCACACAAGTAAATATTAAGCCTGATAACAAGTATGATAGCGGAAATTCCTTAAATTATGTTAAGGTTAAATTAACTTTTAACGAATCTAAGGAAAATGACATTGCCGCAAAGCAAGTAAAATTACAAGAGGAGCAAGAAAGCACTGCCGCAAAGATAAAGGTTCTTGATACTAACCTAAGTTATCTAAAAGAATTAGCAAATAGATATTCTTATACTGATGTTAGTTCTATTAGTGGATTACTTAAATTACAGACAGAAGCAAAGTTATTTTTAGATGAGTTAATTGATACAGATATTAAGAACTTTAAAGAATATGTATCAATGCAGAAGAAGTTTAATGATAAAGCAAGATTACTTGATAATTATTGTGGAAGGATTTTATCTGAGGTTAATTCTCTTGAAATAAAAGTAAAAGAAGCTATTATTAAACTTAAAAGCTTAGATGGAACAACAGGTAACAACATAAGTGATTTAGTCTCATTAAAAAATAATAAGATTCAGTTTGATGTTGATGTTTACATTCCAGATATAGGCAGAGAATTAGCTGTTTCTCTTGATTCAATAATTGATTCTATCAACAACAATATCAAGAGTTATGAGTTTAAATTATCTAAGATAATTGAAGGTTCTTTTGATTCTGACTTAGAGAGATATAGAGAACTTAAAAACAATATTAAATTTATGGCTGAAGCTATTGGCGCTGAAGCATATCCACAATACAAGAGATTAAAAGAAGATATTATTTCTTATGCAAATGAGTTTGATAATATAACTTCTTTATACGAAGTGATGAAACTTACAGATGAGTTAAACAGAAATATTCTTTCTCCTGTATATGAAATTAATGGAGATAGATTAAGTTTAATGCCATATGTGAATGACGAATTTGCTTATGAGAAAAAGCTTCTTACAGATAAAGAAAATGAAAATTTAAAAGAGCAAAAACACCTTGCCGCAATTTTATCTACAAAAGGACAAGAAATTGTCCATATTAGACCTATTGTTTTATATTTTAATAGATATGAAATGAGTAATCTCAACGCTTGGGATGGAAATAAGGTTGAAACAGGAGATGGATATTTATTGGCTCCACAAGTAGGGGCTGGAGTTAAAGAAGCTGATAATTCTTTCACAGGTGTGGTAATGGGCGTGAAGAAAATAGCCTCAACCGCAAATTATAGAAAGGGTCTATTTGGTTATGCAAAAGGAACTCAATCATTTGCTCTTGATGCTGAGAATGGTTCTGCTATTTTTGGTAAGGCGGGAACAGGTCAAATTATTATAGACCCAAGTGAAAAGAATACTTTACTCTATAGTAGTAATTATTATACAAGTTATGACCCAAATACAGGACTACCTACAAATTACAATAGCAAGACTTCTCAAGGAATGTGTATTGACCTTAAAAGTGGTGAGGTTCATTTAGGGTCTGCCGCAACAGGAAAGATTTATTCAGGTGAACATTCTACACTTGGAAGTGCAAAAGATGGATTCTATTTAAGTCATGACGGATTGTCTATTGGTAGTGATTTTACAATAAGTAGTCAAGGTATGGCTAAAATGTTACATGAGGGTTCTGATTTTGGTAACTGGAAGCTAGACGCAAGAGGTAGATTAGTAAGTAAGAAAAACACTGGAATTGCTCTTGATTCACCTAATAGTTTAATTGTTTTAGGAAGTTCAGATGGCGCAATTTACTCAGGCGGACATTCTTCTATTGACAATGAGAGAAGTAGAGGATTCTACTTAAGCAATGAAGGCTTGTCTATTACAGGAGAAGGTAAGTTCATGTTAAAGACTACCGGAAATCCTATAATGCACACTGGCCACCATGATTCACTTAGTTCTAGTCAAGATGGTTTCTATCTTAGTGATGATGGTTTGTCTATTGGCTCAAAATTCTTTGTTGATGCGGATGACGGTTCAGTTAGAATTGGAGATGGTGCAACAACAAGACCAAATGGGAAGAACTGGAAGATAAATACTAACAGTCAAGGAACTTACATTGCTTATAATACAACTTCTTTTTCGGATACAAGAGGAGTATATCTAGGTACTGATGGTATTAGATTGAATAGTAAGTTTAGTGTTGACGATAGAGGAGCATTATCTTCTACTCTTGGCAATATTGGCGGATGGGTGATTGGAGACACGACACTCTCTGCAAGAAATCTTGTGTTAAACAGCAATGGTTCAATTTCTGCTTCAGGAAGAGCATATAATTGGTCTATTGGTACAGATGGTGCGGCTTCATTTAGTAAGATTACTGCTGATAATAGCGGAAGTATTGGTGGATGGACAATAAATTCTTGGGGATTATCTAAGAATAACATTGAACTTCGTTCAGATGGCTCTATTAGAAATGGGACTAATTGGTCTATTGACAGTAGTGGTAATGCAAGATTTAATAATATTACTTGTAATAATAAGTGGTCTTTTGGTACTGGACAAAATGTATGGTCTGATACTGGAGGATTTACATTTAACTCCGGTTCACTAGGAACTAACAGAGTAACTGCCGGTGGCCTTGGTTTTACAAAAGGAACAGTAGGACTTGGAACTTCCTCTAAAGGCGGTAATGGTATTACTTATGATGGAAATAAGTGTATTATTGCAGGTGATATTTATGCTAATAATGGATATTTTAATGGAGATATAGAAGCAAAAAGATTCTATTTTCAAGGTGGTGGTGCCACTATGTCTATGGGATATTCCACAGGAAACCCTTATATGTCTGGAATCAATATCGGTACAGGGGGCATAAAGCTTACTGCACATGATAAATATGGTCAAACACCTGGCCCTATTGACTTTGTTTCTGATATTACGGGACTAAGTGTTCATTCTAGTGGTGGAGGCGAAGATGACGTAGAAGTAAGAGTGAGGCTTAATTATAGAAAGAGGTCTTTTAGCTTCCATCAAGGTATAATGACTGGAGTGGTTGGATATGTAGATTATAACGTATCTGATAAAGGGTAATAATTAAAAAGGAGATAAAAGGATGAAAGACCCCGTATTGATTTTAAGAAAAGATTTATGTGATATTTTTAACAAAAGTGATTTACCAATTAGTGTAAAGTATTACATTCTTAAGGATATTTTTGAAGAGACTAAAACTCTATATACAAAATATATAGAGATGGACTCTCAATCAGAAGAATTGTCTGAGCCTGAAGAATGTGAAAAGACTATCAATTTCACAATAGATAAAGAAACTGGTGAAGTAATTGATACAAAGGAGGAAAATTGATGAATTTTCAAGTAATTATAGTATTTTTAATTGCGATTGCCGCAGGTATTGGAGTAACAACAGCCTTTTTTAAGTTACCGAACAAAAAGAAGATTGATAACATTAAGGAGTGGTTAAAGTATGCTGTAGTAGAAGCGGAAAAAGAATTAGGTTCTGGAACAGGACAGCTTAAGTTAAGAATGGTATATGATTTAGCTGTTAAGCAGTTCCCATTCATTGTTCAATTTGTTGCTTTTGATATATTTAGCTCTTGGGTTGATGAAGCATTGAAGTGGATGGATGAACAATTAGCTCAAAACAAAGCTACAAAAGAGTATGTAGAATCTGATAAATAAAAATTATGGGAGTAAGCCTTGCCGCTTGCTCCCATTTTTTTGGTCTATTTAGCTTCATTTTATTTTGATTTTTTTAAAATATAGAAGATAGGAAGATACAAATTATTAAGAGACAAAAGGAGGAAGAGAAATGGCATCAGTAAGTTTATACCCACCTACAATAGATACGGCCATGCCCGCGTTTGTTGCAGTGAATAACTCAAGCTGTAGAGCATTTTTTTCACTATCTAAATTCTCTTCAACATCCACAATTAAATCTGTTCATATTTCTATTGTTAAACAAAGCAGCGGACAGAGTGTTGTAAATAAAACAGACAATGCAGAAAAAGGTAGGTATAGAAGTGCGGGGATTATCATAGTTAATAGCGCACCTATTCCTGTTGAAGGTGTGGATAATTATTACTATATAGATATTCTTAATGAAGATATTAAAGCAGGAGATAAGATTGGATGGCGGCCAGGTTGGATTTACAAGTTTCAGATACGCCTTTCCGCAGTAGAATATCAAGGAACTCCGGGGCAAGCTGCATGGTTAGTTGCGGAAGCTGGTAATTTTTCAGAATGGTCTACATATTGTACAACAAAAGCCACAGGGTTGCCTTTGATTCAAGTTCCAATTTTTGAATTTGATAGTGGAAGTAGAACAGGTTCTAATTCAGAGGAAACTATTCCAGTATCTCTTTCTACTCTTGAATTTAGTGGAACATATAGTAATCCATCAGATGTTTCTGAAACGCTTTATTCTTATAAGCTAGATTTATATTCTGATGTTGGAAAGAAGATAGAAAGTTCTAATACGCTATATACTAATCAATACTATACGCCAAATCAAATGAAGCATTTATTTAAGACAGAGTTGATTGATGGTAAAGACTATAGTGTTAATTTGGAATATACAACAATAAATAAGTTAAGTGGAAGTTATACTTTCCGCATTTCTAATAATCACTCAGTAACAGAATCAACAACCATTTCTGCAATTACTTGTGATAATGTGGACAGTGCGGGATTGCCTGAAGAATATGTTAAAAAGTTTAAGAAGATTACTTCATTTGAAGCGGAAGAAGAAGAAGGTAGGGTTGGAATTAAGCTCTATATGAATAGCTCTAATGTTTATAATGGGAATATCTGTTTAAGAAGAGCAAGTAGTAAAGATAATTATTCTTCTTGGGAAGATATAAAAATTATAGTTTGCACAAATAAGATTGTTAATAACTTAGATATCATTTATGATAACACTGTTGAAAGCAATGTCTGGTATAAATATGCAATTCAAACTATTGGGATAAATGGTGAGAGAAGTTTAATGAATCCCGCAGACCCTGAAAGAGCAACACCTATTATTAGAGAATTTAGATATTCTTATTTAATAGGCGAAAATGGTAAACAGTTAGCTTTAAAGTTTAATAGTAATATGAACTCTTATATTTATAATTACTCTGAAAGCAAAACTGATACTATTGGAGGAAAATATCCTTTTATTACTAGAAATGGTAACATGAAATATAGAACTTTTCCAGTAAATGCCCTTATTTCATTTAATATGGATGAAAATGGATTATTTATTACAGATGAAGAAATTTATTGCGGCGAAGATGGTAAGCCATATAAAAAGATAATAAGTGATTATCAAAAGAGAAGAGATGAAGAACATTTTGATATTTACGATTATAAGCGTGAATATGATTTTAGAGAGAAGGTTCTTGAGTTCTTGCAAGATGGAAAGCCAAAGCTGTTTAAATCTGCAACAGAAGGTAATATCATAGTGCGTTTAATGCAGGTCGCCGCACAACCTAACCAATCTCTTGATAGAATGATTTATTCATTCACCTCAACCGCACATGAAGTAGCTGAATCAACAATGGCTAATTACTTAAAATATAATTTCTATTCTGTTGGGAATTATTCAACTTCTTTTGAGTTTTATCAGACTAGGATAGGACAATTAGATATAGACTTTAAGATTGGTGAAAATATTATTCAAAAGATATGGGAAAAATATGATATGTCCACTAGGAATATTGGAGGTATTAGGAGGACTTTAAAGAAAGTTCACCATTTATCTCTTGAATTTACAGACCCGCCGCTGAGAGTTTATACAGAGCCATATAAAGAGCAAGTGCTTGGTAATAATATTCAATATAACGATTCTACAATTATTACAGTGCGGGCAGGCTATAAAAGAACCTATATTTTTGATGAAAATGTTTCTTTCGTTGGTAAATATAACCCAGAAACTAAACAATTTGTTGGAAATAGCGTGAAAGTTTTAGGAAGTAATTTGGATAATGATATTTACAATGAAAAAGGCGAGTTAATAAATACAGTTCATGTTACTGTTGATTTCTTATATGAGGTTGGAGAAGAACCCTATGTAGAAAAGCAGATTGCAAAAAAAGTTGTAGATAAGAACATTGGACAAGTATTTAGCACATATAGGCCAGGTGCTAACATTTATAATGAAGTTTATTATAAGTTCTATTATGAATGGGAGTTACAGTTCAGAAGATTAACAAGAGTTAACTGGACATGTATCGAGGCATTACCTGGAGCAGTCTTTAAGGTTATTGATACTGTTGATAATGACCAAGGTGGAACCACAACAAGAGAAATGTACCATGATATAAACTGGACAGGAGTTCTTAATTTTGAAGGCCTTGGACCTATTGTAGGCTTGTCTTATGTTGGAATGAGAAAACCTGACGGAACAATAGACGATACAGTGCCTTGTGATGTAATTGTAGATTATTTATATTATATAGCAAGAGGAGATTATAAGGAGAGAAAATAAGATGGGCGAAATAAGTTTATCCAAAGACTCTTCTTTTTTGCGGCAGCTAGACTTGGACAATCTTAAAACATATTATGTTAAGATTATTGTGCTTGGGCCAAGTGTTGAATACTCTATCACAAAAGAAAGATATTTAGAAGCTGTTAGAACTTATGGAGTAAATTCTGATGAAGCGAGAGCAGCTCTTGCAGCTGCTTCCGCAATCAGCAATGAAATTCCAATTAGAGAGATACAAGGAAGAGTTTCTCAAGGTTCTTTAACAATAGATGGAAGTTCATCTGTTAGAAGAGCCGGAAACATTACATTTTTAGCTGAAGAAGAAGAAAATGACTTAACAGACATTGATAATCTTCTTTCAATGAATAAGAAAGTAAAAGTCCTAGTAGGATTTAAAAACACAATAGATAAAGAACATGATGACATTATTTGGTTTAATCAAGGCACTTATGTAATAGTTGCACCAAGCTTAACTCACACAATTCAAGGAGTTAACATTACATTGCAATTAAAAGACAAGATGTGCATGTTAAATGGAGATTGCGGCGGTGGCTTACCGGCTTCAGTCACATTTGATTCGTATGACCAAGTAATAGGATTGCGGCAAGGCCTTTCGCAATTCCCAACCTACCCTAATAATTATACCGTGTATGAGGTAGACAATATCTCGTATATGTGGTCCGCAGAGGGAGGTTGGAGCAAGATTGAGGCGGCCGCCGCACAGAAGTTAATTGGAACCACTATTTCAGTTCCACAGAGACTTTATGATATTATTCAGACTCTTGTTTGTAACTTTGGCGGAGAGGATTTGTCTAAGATTATTATAAATGATGTTGCTCTTGAGATTAAGAATAAAGTAAGATATGTTGGAAAAGATACGTTGTATTATAATTCTGCAACAGATAGATACACTCTTGATGAAACAATGCAGAATTTTGATAAAGGAAGACTTACTACTTGGATTCCATACGGATTTAATGAGGATTGTGGATATATCTATACAGACTTAATATATCCGAGTAGTTCAGGGTTAGCATCTGGAATAGGTGAGACTATTACTTCTGTACTTGATAAGATTAAGGCGGTATTAGGTAATTATGAATATTTCTATGACCTTGATGGAAACTTTGTATTTCAAGAGGTTAAGAACTATTTGAATACTACTTATTCTCCTGTTCAAAAGAAGGATAAAACATACACTTTATCAAGCGGAGGACTTATTCTTAGTGCAGATGATTATTATATGGATTTAAGTAACACTTCCCGCTCAATTTATACTTTTGATGAAGGAAGTGCATTACTTACTTCATATTCAAACGCTCCTGTATATACAAATATTAAAAATGATTTTCATATATGGGGAAAAAATCAAGAGTCACAAGCAATTCATTACCATATTGCAATTAAGGCAAAACCGCAAGAACCATTTACAACTTGGTCTGTTGTAGATGAATTGGATAAAAATGGCGAGTTCACGGGGAGGATTCATGTTGAGCGGCCAGGTGAAAGCGGTTATCCTTATATTCCAACTGATTGGCGGGCAGAATTATATTTGCAAGGTTCACAAAAGAAAGCGTTGCAGCAAAGACCAGATATCTATGAGCAAGAATTATTGGATATGTTTGATAGTATTTATAATATGAGAGAAAAGAAATTTAAAGCTGATATTGTGAATAACCCTAATACTCTTGCTTACTGGTTTGATTATATTGAGCCTGCTGAATTATATGATATATCTGTTGATGCGGTTGGGTCAAAGATAATGAGTTACCAACAAGATAATATTAAGAAACTTTATGATACTGATGTGCCTAATGTCATTATGATAAATGGAGGTTCTAGTGCATTGTCTCAGTCAAGTATAATAAAGAAGTGTGAGGATAATGGACAATCATATTCAAGAGTATCTAATAATATATATCATTCTATTGCTATCGGGTCTAGTGGTTATTCCGCCCAAGAAGTAGCAAGAGGATTACTGTATCAATATACGGATTACACAGCAAGTATTTCTATTGCTAGTATTCCTATTTATTACCTTGATGCAAATAATAGAATTACTATTCAAGATAGAGCATCGGGTATTTACGGAGATTATGTTGTTAAGTCAATAAGCTTGCCGCTAGACGCTAAGGGAACTATGACAATTACAGCAACTAAAGCTTTAGAGCGAGTATAACAACATTAGAAAGGAGATAAGATGGGTTATATTTTAAACCAATTTAATCAATCAAATGTTCCTTTGAGTAGTTTAGGTTCAACAAGTGAGTACATGAGTATTATCACTAGTGGCAAGGCAATGAGAAGAGAAAGAGGCGGAGATAATGGTGTTACGGGAGGTTCCTTAACACCTTTCTTCGATGAATGTATTAAATTTGGCGCAGCTTTGCGGCCAGACAATACATATTATTTTCATGCTAAAATCAAGAGATTAGCAACTGCTCAGAAGTTTTACTTATATTTGGTTGATTATGATAATGTAGATACAAGAACACAGTATTTAAAAACAATAGAAGTTGAAGGCGGAGATGTGACAGACTGGGTAGACTTGGAGTTTCTGTTTACTCCTGTTTTAGGTTTTAACTGCTTATTGTTTCAGTTACAAAGAACAATAGATGACTATAGATTAGAGACTAGGTATCCTAGAATTGTATATGAAGAGTTGAGTATTGTTAATAATGCTTTGCAGGTTAAGATAGCTGGTGCGGCAACCGGTAAGGACATTAAATTAACCAAGATGGGTGTGCAGTCACATCCAGGGTTAATCATGTGCATTAACGGAGAAGAGATTAGGATTGGCCGAAGCGGCACTTATGAAGTAAGAAATGGAATTATTAAAGTGGATTTCTTTTCAGTTATAACCGCCGCAGAAGAAGATTTTAGTCAAGGTTCTGCAGACCCACTTCTCGTTAATGGGCGGAGAACAGCGAGCTTTGAGGAGTTTTTAGCAGCCATCGCTGCAGAGCAAACAACTATAGCAAATGATAGCACTAATAGTAAATGCATTTATGGCAATAGCAAGTTAAGAGGTATGGATGCTTTTACTCTTGATTATATGTATGAGGAGGTTCGATAATGTCAGATATGAGTAGTTTTTATGGCGGTAGACAAGGTAACTCTATTGTCATAGCAAAGAGATTTGATGGTATTAACATTCCTCAGCCAAAGCCAGGAGATACAACAACTCCGGTTACTTATACTAGAGGATATTATGCTGTTGATGAGACAGGTAATTGCTTAATTACAACAAATAAGAATATAGATGGTCTTGTCCCTATCGGTATCCAAGGCGGCAATGGTGAATTTACAGAGAGCAGAACAGAGTTCTTAATTAAAAGAACTACTAAAAACTATCTTGGTAAAGACAATAGCGGCAATGCAATTCCTAATTTTCATATGTGGCAAGGTCAAGTCAATGATGGAAGTGCTATTACTGGTGCGGCAGGAAAATATTTTTATCCAACAAAAGCACTTGGAATGGTTCAATTTTTTGCGGAAGGAGCAAAAACATCAAGCGAAGTTAATTATGGCGCTTATGTAATTATTGATACTATTCTTAATATGGCTAGTTCTAGCGACCCTGATAATGGTAAGGTCTTCCGCAGAGGAATGAACATCAATGCTCTTGATGGATTAGCAGGAGCAGAATATATTGGACAGATAGTTGGCCCAAAAGGTGAAGCAACTGAGTTAGATATTTCTACTTACGAAGAGGTCGCCGCATTACCTGAAAGAAGAGAAAAGACCTATAACGCGGCAGAGCATAGTATAGTACCGGGGTCTTACACTGTTGGTGGTGCAAGATTCTATGAAGATGAAATAAAGTATGCTTATGCAACAATTAGAGATGTCTTTGGAAATATCACAGGTTGTAAACTTGGATTCAAACTTCCTACTCTTGTTCAAGATTTTGAAGCAAATTCTATTAGCCCTTACACAAACAGAGTTAAAGACACAAAAGGTTTTGATAGTAAGTATACAAATCTAATCACAGAAGATGAAGAACAATTCGAGAATGAAAGATGGAAACATCCATTCTATCAAAAGTGGCAAATTAAGATTCCTCAAGGTTATCATGGAGCAAACCTTAGTAACGTAGAAGTTGTTCCTACAATGACTATGACTCCGGAATATAAAGCTACTTATGTGAATGGAGTTGCAGAGCCTGGTGAAATTAAAGTCTATAGCGATTATGCTTGTACTAAAGTATATAAGATAATTACCAAGGATTCTGATGTAAAGAGCTACCCTATTTTTGGTGCTAGATATGAATATATTGATGGTACTAAGTCAGATATGCCAGATTATAATAAAATAGCTGGTAAGTATTTTATGCCTGAAGCTGTTGAATATAGTACAGACCCATCTGTTAAAAGTGCCAAGATTAAAATTGATGGTGGAACTAAATATGTCTTAAAAGAAGATTGTTACATGGAAATTTTAAGATATAAGGAAGTTGATTTTGATGATGTTGAATATGGTAAATCAAGATATTATTATATTGGAGATTATGATACTATTGAGAGAGTGACTTTATCTGATGATGGTACATTATCTGTATTCTATGGTGCAAAAACAGAACCAAAAGCTTTAGAACAGATTTTAAGATGGATAGATACAAAGAACTCTGATGGTATTACAATAGATGAAAATGGTAGTATTCATATTTATTATAATACAGTGCATGAAGCAAAAGGTAAAACAGTAGACCCTTATGAGAAATTAGATTCAAGAGGAAGAGCACATGACCACCAAGATTATATGAATGTTCTTGATTGGATTACTAATGTTACTCTTGCGGCGAATGGTAAATTTACTGTTTTGTATAATAATAATACTGTTAAAGTAGGTGAAACTCATAGCGGCGACCCTATTTATGGCGACAGATATGAGACTACTTTAAAGTGGATTGATTATATTGATTTTGCAGATGATGGTACAGTAACCTTTAGATGGAATACAGATACTGAAAGAAATGGCACTCCTGCATATCAATTTAGTAACAAGATTAAATATCTTAAGGATGTGCAAGTTCAAAACAAGAGTGATGAAAATGCTTTAGAGGGAACTGGTGACCAAAGAGTTCATGTTAAGTACAATAATGATAATGATACTGACCATGCAATAGGAATGCCAATTAACTATCCTATTGAGTATGCTATTGCTAAGAATAAAAATGAAGGTTATCCGAGATGGACTGCACCAGGAAATAATAAAGATGCTAAGAATCTTAATGGACACTTGCTTGTTTATTATTCTGACCCTGAACTAAGAAAAACATTAGGTAAATATGTATCTGATACTGAAAATGCTTGGGTAACATATCCTAGTGAAAAATACTTAGATGCTCCAGTTCAAGACCCCGCAAGTGGAAAAATGGTTCAAAAGCCTCATGTGTGGACTGAATGGATTGACTTGGGTGATATTACTGGGCCTGCGGGCGGCGTTCATGTTTTAAAAGAAATTACTAACATGAATCAGCTTAAAGATGCGGAAGGCCGATGGATTCCGCCGGAGAGCTTGGTTGATTCAAGAAGTCAGCTCATTTTAGGAGACAAGGCCGCGGGTTGGGCTTGCACTATCGCGATACTGGATTACAAAGCAAGCACCGCCGCAGATTCAAAAGCATTGAAGATAGTTGCAGATAACGTGACACCTTCCGCAAAAGAAATAAAAATCTCTAAAGTAAGAGAGGTTAATACTAGCTTTGCTGTTGGTAATTATGTAAGAGAGATAAAAGACTCTGAGTATGTTTTCTATGACTATGAGAAGAAAGCTTGGTATCAAGCCAGATATCATATGCAGAATGGTGGCGGAATTGCAGACCCAACTAGCGTAGTAGATAAATCAGTTCCTATTTTTAATGCTACTCAAGGTTGGATTCCTGATAGATTAAATGATGGAGCAAAGAATCTTGAAGTCAATGGATGGTGGTTTGCTTCTGAGAGAGGTGTTTTTGCAGAGTAATTAAGGGAGATTTTTCTCCCTTTTTTCTCTTGTTGGTCAAAGTATTTTAATTTTATTTTAGTAATTTTGAAATACTATTGAATTAAAGGAGGATAGTTATGTCAGATATTTCACAGATTAAACTTGGCTCCACTTATTATGAGATAAAAGATAAAGAAGCTCGTGAGAAGATGATTGACAAAACAAAAGACACAGAAGTTAAAGGTGTTATGAATTTTGTCAATGGAGTTAAAGTAAAAGGTAAGAGTGTAATATCGCAAGCTACTGCTGAAGTAATTACGGTTGCCGCAGATGAAGCCCCAAGCGTTGATTTGACTATTGATGAGAGCGGGGTTGCTCATTTTGCATTTAAGCTTCCGCAAATGAAGCCTAATAAAGAGAGTTCTTTTTCTGCTTCTTTTGAAGATAGAGGTGTTATTTTTAAAAGTGAAAATGGAACTGAATTAGGAGAGAATACTTAAAAATAAGTAAAGGAGATTAAAGGATTATGGCTAATATGGAAGTTGTAAAATTTTTCAGGCGTAAGACTAATAATGGCTATGATGCTCCTACTTATTTAGGTGCTGAACAGCGTTTTGTAAGTGGTTTGCGAAACAGCAGTGTCAACAATTTAGAAGAACAATTCTTGATTGGTACGGACACTTACACTGAAAAATATATAGATAAAGATGGTAATAAGGTTATTGAAACATCATATAAGATAAATGACGGTTCACAAGTGAACAAAGGATACTATAAGATTATTTCTATTGTTTATGAAACTGGAACTGAAAACATAGATTTTTTCTTTGATAATGATGAAGTTAAATTTCCGAGAAGAGATGATGAAGTTACTTTTGGTATTGCGGGAAATGCTAAGTACCCTGATGTTAATGCCTTATATGGTAATATAGGAACTGATATGAGCGCAGTGCCGCCTAAAAAAATTGAAACACTGGCATTTGAAGATAATGATTTAAAAATTTTCCCATCTTCTTTCACGATTATAAAGAAAGATGAATTGCATTTTATCAATGGCGCTAATGACTTGTTAGTACTTACTAAAACCACCGAAAGAAAGTATGCTGATAATGGTGCAAGAGAGGTAATACGTGAAAGCATTATTAATCATATTGCATAAATAATTGAAAGGAGGAGAATAATATATGCCAGAAAATATTTCAAAAATTAGCATAAAAAATGCTGCAGGGTCAGGTTATGATACAAGAGAAATAGGTGCAAAAGGTCAGAATATAAGAATTGGCTATGATGCACAAGGACAAGTGGTTCTTGATGTAAATGCTACAACACCGATAGCAACAAAATCTTTATCTAAGACTATTCAAGATATAGAAAATGATGTTAAAGGCAAGGCCGCAGATAATCACGCTTGGAGTGACGCAAATATTGACCATGGGAAAGCTAGTTCAAGTCAATATGGACATATTAAACTTGGTAAAGGACTCAGTGTAAACCAAGATGGCGGCAGTGCTGATTTTGGAGCAACGGAAGTTGCTTTTGCTAATGATAATGAAAAAGTAGATAATAAAGCTGTTAAAGCTAATGACAGTAGACTAGAAAATGATAGAAAAAACCCTCATAAGCTTATTTTTGCTAGACACGGAAGTGTACATGAGGCAATAGAATATGATGGTTCAAAGGATACTACTGTTGGAATTGATGAATTAGATGCTTTACACAAAAGCCATGAGGATGTTGTTGCATCTGCTACAACTTTAGGTCATGTTAAAGTTTTAGATGGTAGTGGCCTTGATATTGGCAGCGATGGCTATCTAATGGTCGATTTTGGTAATAGAGGCGACCAAGCGTGTATTGGTAATGATGCTCGATTGAGTGACAAGAGAGTGCCTCTTGCTCATGCCTCTAATAGTCCTATTTATGGAAAAGGCAGCGGAAGTGAGTATGGTCATGTTAAACTTTCAGATTTAATGGATGCGGGGACAGGCGGATTTGATTCAAGTTTTGCAGTATATGGTGAAAGTGGAGATGGTTCGGCAGCTTCAACTTTAGCCGTATTAAGGTTGTGTGAAAAAATATGGTATAGTAATCCAAATTTATTTGTTGAATTTAAAGATATTACTGCTGATTTTAAGTCGGGTCTTTTTAGTCGGAATATAAGTAGATATAAGCCTGGTAATTATTTTAAAATACCAACAAACACTCCTAACTCTAGTGACTCATTTTATACTATAGTATTGATGGATTATAACTATTATAAAACAGACAATACGCCATATAAACAGAGTATAAAGGAAAATCATTGGGTGGCAATGATAATGGCCGATAGAGTGAAGAAAGTATTTGACTTTGATACTCATAGAGCAGGGTTCTTGAATTCAGATTTAAGTATTTATCTAAAGGAAAAGTATGAACCTGCTTTTATTGGTGCATTGGGTAGTGACCATATTTGTAAACATGAAATACAAATAATGATTGATGATTATCCAGGTTATGAATGGGATAGTGATTGCAAATTAACTTTGATGTCAGAACGACAAGTTATAGGCTCAGATACGTTTATATCTGCTAATTCAGTTGGTAGGAGCGGTGATAGACAGTTTAGTATATTTAGATATTGCAATCCAGTTGAAGTTTTTACTAAGAATTATGGACAATCTTTTTTATCAACAAATACAGGGGATAAAGCGTGGTTAATGGCATTTCAACGCGATAATGCGGGAAAAATGGCAAGTACTATAATGATACATAGTGGTCAGATTAGTTACACTAGCAGTAATATTTATAATCACCTTATTTATCCAGTTTTTTGTTTAAAATAAAAAAGAAAGTTATAAAAGGAATAAAAGGAGAATAATATATGCCAGAAAATATTTCAAAAATTAGTATAAAAAACTCCTCAGGCTCAGGCTATGACACAAGAGAAATAGGTGTGAAGTGTCAAAATGTGGAGGTTGATTATAATGAACAAGGACAAGTAATCCTTGATGTAAATACTGAGACTTCAGTATCAACAAAATCTTTAACAAAAGTTATTCAAGACGTTGAAAAGAATTCAAAAGGCAAGGCCGCAGATAACCATGCTTGGAGTGATGCTGATGCAGGTGTCGACCATGGTAAAGCTAGTTCTACTAAGTATGGTCACATTAAGGTTGGTGAAGGTCTCTACGTGAATCAAGATGAGGGAAGTCCTAATAAGGGAGCTACTTCTGTTGCTTTTGCTAATGATGGAGAAAAAACAAATAATAAGGCTGTTAAAGCTAATGATAGTAGATTGGAGAATCCAAGAAAAAATCCTCAAGAGTTGGTTTTTGTTAATCCGGAGAATGCAAGTGGAATTGGCAGTAGATTATCTTATGATGGTTCAAGAAAGTTGACTGTTGGAATCAATGAAATTGGGGCTTTACCGCTTAGTCATAAAGACGAAAAAGCTACCAATTATTCATTAGGTCATGTAAAAATTGTTAATGACCAAGGTCTTGATATAAGCAATGATGGTTATCTCAAAGTTAAGTTCGGTAATACAAGCGGTAAAGTCTGCGAAGGTAATGATGCTCGATTAAGTGATAATAGAACTCCAAAGAGTCATGCTTCAGTACTTCCTTTCCAATATGGTGGAGGAAATGTACAGAATTACGGGCATGTGAGACTACTAGATGATTATCTTGGTGAAACTGTTAATAAGAATATTCAGAAAGCAGAGTTTTCCGTTGGAGCAAGTGCATATGCTCTTATTGAAGCAGTTAATAAAATTTGGTATAGCAATCCTAATAGCTTTGTTGAATTTAGAGATATAACAAAAGATTTTGAAAGTGGCGTTTTTAGTGCATACAAAAGTAAATACAAGCCAGGAAATTATATTAGAAGAGCGGGTAGAGATAATCTTACTTATGCTATTGTATTAGCTGATTATAACTATTATAAAATAGGAAGTCATGCAGAAAGAGCTTGTATAAACGAAGACCACTGGGTAGCTTTCTTATTTGGTATACATGATGAATGGCCAATGAATAATAGTGATAATGGGGGTAATTTTAGTGATAGCTTTATGCATGACCGTTTAAAAACCACAATTAATCCCTTTATTGCCCAACTTGTTGGAGAATCTCATATTAGTAAGCATGAAATACTTATGACAGACTCTTCTTTTGCTGTTCAAGGATATGGATGGAGATGGGAGCCTAATGTTATTTCTATGTTACCCACAGAGGTACAGATAACAGGAGCGCCTATATGGTCTTCCAAAGGATATTCAATCGGGTCAGATTATAGACAGTTTGCTCTTTTTAAATATGTAAGCCCTACTGAAGTCTTTTCTAAAGATTTTGGTCAATCATATCTAAGCCATGAATCTGAATTCATGTGGTTAAGAACATCCACAAATGATAAATTATTTCCTGCGATAGCGGGTAATTTTTCTGCTTTATATTTAAAGCAAGGGGTAGTTACATTACATACTCCACAAATTCATGGGGTGGTTTGTCCTTATTTTTGTTTGAATTAACTAGGAGGTAATTATAATATGCAAATAAAGTTTTTAGAAGATAACAGTATCTTTGAAATAGAACAGTTACCTTTCGAGTTTCAAGATAAGATAAAAATAGAATCCTCAACTCTAATTCCTCGCAATGGAGGGTTCGAAATTATAGACGGAGAGATGGTTTACCCCTATGTTGAATATTCCTCTATTTATGATAGTGATACTGAAAAACATGAGACCACATTCATTAAAGATGCTAAAAAGTACAATGTGTATTTTTTCTTCAGCCCATCATCAAAATATATCACTGATTATAGAAGTTCCATTAGCTTAATTAAAGAAAATGCAATATTCGTTAAATCAGGAGTGACAAAAGATTGTGTAGAGCCAGAACCCGTTCAATTATATGATAAAGATGGATTTTATCTTTACAAGGTTGAAAATGGTAAAAAAGTTGATACAACTCCGCAAGAAAAAAAAGCTTTTATGGAAGAAAAAGCAAAGAAAGAAAGAGAAGAGGCTTTGAATAACAAACTTAATGAACTATCTGTTTTGTGTAAGCAATCAATAGAAAAAGGTGTTGACTTCAATGGAAGTCATTTTTCTTATACTCTTGATGCACAGACGAATATTTCAAGTGCAGCAACCTTAGCGGCACAGACTGGACTAGATGTTCCATATCATGCAGATGGAGAATCTTGTAAGCTGTTCAAAAAAGATGAAATTGTTATGTTGTATGTAGTACAAGAGCAAAATCTAACTCATCACACAACATATCATAATCAATTAAAGCTCTATACTCAATCTCTCTCTACTGCTGAAGAAATTAATGCGGTAAAATATGGAGAAACTCAGTTATTCGGAAAATACATGGATACATATAAGATGGTAATGGGTCAAGCTTCACAAGTTATTGCAAAATTTGTGGGCGGCGGCAAGGCTTAAAAAATACCAAAAGGGGATAAGATTACTTATCCCCTTTATTTTTATTTATAAGGAGAAGAAGAGTGAAAGAAAATAAATCTTTTAAGACTGTTAGAGAATTATTTCATTTGTGGATTCTTTTCTCTATTGGTGCTTTTATCTATTTGGGGATTGAAATTGCTTATAGAGGATTTACCCATTGGACTATGGGGATGATTGGCGGCATATGCTTTGTAATTATTGGCGGTTTAAATAACTATTGGGATTGGAAAATTCCTGTATGGAAACAATGTTTAGTTGGAATGGGTGTTATTACTGCATTTGAATTTGTTTCAGGTGTTATTCTCAACTTAATCTTGAAATTGCATATCTGGGATTACAGCGGAGTTCCTTTTAATATTCTAGGTCAAGTATGTTTACCATTCTGTGCCGCATGGATTCTATTAAGCGGAGTTGCAATAGTAATAGATGATTTTGTTAGATGGGTTTTGTTTAAAGAAGAATTTCCGCATTATAATTGGCTCTAGTCTTTGGGCAAAGTTGTTTAATAAGCCATTGCCGCATTTCAAGTTCTTATGACAGGATAAATAATACTTATTTTTAGGAGATTATATAGACATGAAAATTTTAGCTTTAGATTTAAGTTCCCGTTCAACAGGATATGCGGTGAAAGATGGAGATAAACTTATTGACTATGGATGCATTTCTCAGTCAGCAAGTAAGAATTATATAGAGAGAATTTATACAATAACGGAAAAGATATTAGAAATTATTGCGGAGCACGATATTTCAACTATCTATTGTGAAGAAGTTCGCTTCGGAGACGCAAATGTTCATACTTTTAAAACATTGATGTATCTACAATCTCATATCGTTTGTGAAGTTTATATGAAACTGAGTAAGGATATTCAGTTTGAATTTTTACAGCCAAGTGAGCATAGAGCAAAAGTAGGAATTAAGACAGGTAGAGGCGTAACAAGAGAAATGTGTAAGGCTGCGGCAATCAATTATGTAATGCAAAAATATGGTATTGTTGTAAATGACGATATTGCGGACGCCATTACAATTGCGGATGCGGCAAGCAAAATTGCACCGCCCGCCGCAAAATTAGGCAAGATTGGAGAAGGCCCAAGCGCCTTCTAAAAAAGACAAAAAAAAATAATGGGAAGACTTTAATATAAGTCTTCCCATTTTTCTTATTTACCGGTACTTCCAAAACCGCCTTCACCTCTTGAAGTTTCGCTAAGTTCATCACATTCAATAAAATCCATATCGAACTTCTGATGAATAATGAATTGAGCGATTCTCTCTCCTGGCATCACAGTCATATACTCATTAGAGTCATTATATAAAGGAACCATTACTGGCCCTCTGTAATCAGAATCAATTACTGCAGTACAGTTAGCGGGCCTCAATCCTTTCTTAGTGGAGATTCCGCTTCTTGAATAAATTCCTAAAAATGTATCTTTAGGAAGTTCAAAAGCGAGTCCAGTCTTAATCATTACCATTCTCTGTGGAGCGATTGTAATTTTCTCGGCCTCTGCACAGTAAACATCATAGCCTGCCGCATCTTCGCTCCCTTTAGTTGGAATCTTTGCAAGGTCATTTAATCTTTTAATCTTTACTTTAAAATGCACTTTCAACATCCTCCTCTGTATCATTTTCATTAGCGGCTGCCGCATATTGAGTAACATTATAGCTTACTTCTGTTGTGCAGTCAGGCTCTTTTTCATCTGTAAAATCCTTAACCAAGGTAACTCTGTACCAATCCTCAACAATTTCTCCTTTTACTTTCTTGCACTTGTATTCAGAAGAATACTTCCCAAGAGCAAAATTCCTGTCTTTCTTGGCCGCTTCAATTACCTTTTGTGCTTCATCTTCTGAAGCAACTCTAAGTGTTTCTACAACTCTAACTAAATATTTCATAATCCTTTTATCTCCTTTTATCTTAGAAAAAGAGGTAATCTGATGTGTTGTACTTATCTCCAAGAGCGATAAGAATATCCTTAATATCCCAAGCATCCGCCCCAACACATTCTACCACTACTTTTCCATCTTCATATACCAAGACGCTTGCATTTCTGAAGCTATTGCATCCATGAATAGATATTGTATAATGTTTATCCAAGATTACACCTCAACAACGCCTTCATTATAATTGAAGAAATAATAAACAAAGTTCTCTTTGGTTTCTGCATCTCTAATCCAAATTTCCCATGCTCCATCAGGCTGCTTATCAATCAATAAGACATCACCTCTTACTTTTAAGCACTCTTCAATGATAATTCCGGCTTTTGCTCTATTGTGACTAATCATATTAAAGATTGTATAATCTCTACGGTCATGGCACAATAGCATATAGTAATTTCCAGTTGCATAGCAGTCTCTTAAAATAGATTCAATCTTATCTTCTAAGACCTCTTGCTTCATTGGAACTTCTTTTGCCACGAGCTGTTTACTATATTCATAAAGACTCATTCGACTTTCCATTATAATCCTCCTTTTATTATCTACATATATTATATCATAAATTTTAATTTAAGTCAATAATATTTTGATTTGAGGAACCTCTTAATTTTAAAGTCAAATCTCTCTTATCAATTTCAAATTTACCATCAATTAAAGTATTGATGTTAGCTAGGATGTTATTTATTATTTCATCGTTCCTATCTAATAACTCTTGATATGTATATCCACTCCAAAGAAAAATCTTTATATCAGGATAAGCTGAACGAACAGCTTGTAAGATATACCATACAAATTCTTTATTTTCTTCGCATAAAGGTTCTCCGCCTAGGATTGAAAAATTTCTAGTTATGCCATTTGCGGAAATGCCTTTTATAATTTGCCCTCTAATGTCTGAAGGAACTTCTAAGCCTCCATTAAAGTCCCAGGTGCTTTCATTGAAGCACCCAGGGCAATGATGTGGACAGCCTTGTGTCCATAGGCTTACGCAAACACCTTCTCCATTAATAAAGTCATTGGGCATGAAGCCTGCGTATTTTGATGACATACTACTCTCCAATCATAAGTCTTGAATGTTTAAACCTATCTTCTGTTTCTGCTTGCTTACCTTTATTAAAGGCAGTTTTATAATCTCCTGTTAGATAGCCTGTTACTCTTCTTAGACGGCTGATATTTGTGCTTCCGCATTGTGGGCATTCGTCATTAAACTCACCGCAATATCCGCAATCATTACACGTATCGTTTGGAACATTTATAGCGAAATAAGGAATATCCTTATCCATTGCATAATTAACAAGCGCTTCAAGACCGTCAATATTCTTCTCCATGCCTCCATCTAACTCTGTGTATGTTATACATCCGCTAGATGAAAATCCAGTTAATTGGCTTTCTATATCAATCTTCTCAAATGGGGTAAGTTTTTCCCAAACTGGGCAATGAATAGAGTTAGTAAAGTATTCTCTGTCACTTACATTAGAGATTTCTCCATAAGCCTTTTTAAAGTTTTTCATTGCTGTGAAACACAAATTTTCGGCAGGAGTATAATAAACGCCAAAATTTAACTTATACTGTTGCTTAAACTCATTACAGCGCTGCTTAAACAGTCCTTCTATTTGTTTTGCTAAAGCCATTCCTTTTTCTGTAGTATGGTTAGTTTTAATTAGCAATTCAAGTGTTTCCGCTAAAGCAATTTGCCCCATTGCAAGTGTACCATGTTTGAGGGCACTTCTAATTCCTTCTTCCGGAATATATCCCGCCATAACATTGTTCTCATACATGAATTTTGCAGAATCTGCGGGTTGTGAACATATATACTCAAATCTCTCAATAAGCTGGTCTTTTGCTTCGTGAATTTTTATGTCTAAAATTTCTAAGAATTTATCGACTAATTCTTTTTCAGTAGCATTTTCGCCAACCGCTTCTTTAGCCTTCATAGCTATTGTTGGTAGAATTATAGTTACTGGACAAATATTTCCTCTACCATCTTTTAATTGTCCAAGTCCGTTAATATCCCAGCCGTTAGCTGTTCTACACATGATTATCCATCATCACTGATGGCACTGACTATATCTTCTGCTATTAAAAATAACAGTCTTCCGCTTCGAGCGAGCGCCTATCTCTCGCCCTACTCCCTTACATTCATCAGGGATAGTCGATACAGCTTATTTATCACAATATTCAAAAAGCCAAGTATTTCTATAGGGCGACTTAATTCTCCCTCGTAGTCTATCTACTATTACTCCTTTATTATTCTCTGCTGATGTGTGTCTTGCGCAATCAACAACAGTATCGAAGTAATCCACCTCTCCAGTAATAATATTTATTCGCTTAACTTCCCTCGCCATAGGATTATTTTCTCCAAGCTTAGTTTTTCTAATCTTTTCTTTAATTATTTCCATCTCTTCTTCAGTTTTAGATTGATAGGTATTCCCTCCGCACTTGTAGATTGCGCTAGTTTCATTATACCCATCTTTTACTGAATTATATTGCATTATCCAATATTGCTCTTTTTTATTTAACTCCTCTTGAGTTTCCGCAGTATCTATCTCCTCAATAATGAAGTTTTCTGGCCCATATTTTCTAATTGCTCTAGCAAAATGAGTGTCTAACCTATTACTCATTGCATCTTTTATATGCCTAGCAAACCTTTCTTGGATACCTCTAATTGTTTGACCGATATAAACTTTGTTGTTTTGAATATTTGTCATTTTATATACTTGCATTTTTTCTTCCTTGTGATAAATCTTGCCACGGTCTCATCTTATTATTAAGACCTAACCGTTAGCCATTATTTATTATAATGACACCTGTTGGCACAGTTCAAAAGATTTTACATGAGCTAAATTTGACATTAAACCCATGGTACTAAAATAAGTTCTTGGGTCATTTATATCATAACCCTCGTTTCCAGTCCAATCTACATTAGCATAGTTTGGATACAATCTCTTTGCGGTAGATTTTAAAGCTAATCTGAAGAGGTCGTAGTTTGCATCCCCCTCTTCTCTATTTACTCCCTTCATACACTGGAATATTGTGCAAGGAAAGATACTTGTTTTATGAAACTTACCAATTCCCGCAAGTCCACCTTCTAATATTGCTTTTGTTACCATGCGGCCTTCTGTTGAAGTGCAAGTACCAAAGTTTATTGAGGTGAAGGGTAATTGATTTCCGCTTCTGCTTTGAAGAGTATTTAGATTGTGGAACATTGCCTCAACAGCCTGCTTCAATTCTTTCTTTGTCTTGTCATCAGCATATTTGTATGCTTTCTCATTAGAATAAATCTCTTTATTCTCTATTGAAGTTTCCTTTGGTTCGATATTCTTATCAGACCCTTCATCAGATAAATATTTCAATCCATCTAAATAATGCTTATAGAATGAAACTCTCACATAAGGAACCATTGTCCAGTCTAAATGCGTTGCGGAAACACCTCCGAACTCTTGAAGGCTTTGAAGTTGAAAGATTACTGCCAATAACTGAAAAGCTGTGTTGACACTATTAGCAGGTCTTATATCTGCTTGCCTAGTGGTAAATCCTTTGCTTAATAAGTCATCGAAAGGAATACTCATACAGTTATGTTGACCTACCGCATAAGCTGAAAGGTCGTGAGTGTAGATTTCATTGTTTAAATGATTATCTCTTGCCATTTCAGACATACAATAATTTAAAGCGTAGTCTTTCATAAGAACATCCGCCGCTTCGCCTTTTCTTCCACCGAAAGAGAGTTCATCGACATTGGCATTTTGGTTTTCAATGTTTTTACCTTCAAGCTTTTCTCCAATCTTTTTTGTTAATTGAAGATTCTTATATCTTTCTTTTGCTCTCTCGTTTCTATAGATGATATAAGCTTTAGCAACATCCTTTCTCTTGGTTGAAGCTAATCCCTTTTCAACTAAATCTTGGATTTCTTCAATAGAAAGTTCATAGTCGCAAGACTTGGCATATTCCTCGACATAATCAGCGATATTGCTTGCTTTAAGTTCAGCATATTCACTAATATTTCCATCAACAGACCTAAATGCACCTAATATTGCATTTACAATCTTGGACTTGTCGAATGGAACCACTCTGCCATCTCTTTTGCGAACTGTTAATTGTTTCTTCATTTGTTACTTCCTCCTTAGTTAATTAAAATATGTTTAAGGTTCGTAATAATATATGAAGATTGCGGGGGCAGAATTAATCTAATCTGTCCCCCAGTATGTCTTCTTTTGTGTCGTTTTTTCTTTCTCACACAACTCCTTGTATTTTTGCATATACCAGTCAGACTTCTTTAAATCTTCTATACCATTTTTGTCTGCCGCCCTGTATCTGTACTTATGAATATTGAACAGGCACGCCCACTTGGCGGCAGTGATTCCATGAATTAGCTCAAACTCATCAAAACATTGCATAGCACCTTCTCTATTGTAATGTTTTGGCTTATCCACAGAGTCATACTTTTCTTCTTTTCTTAAAACTTTAATTCCTTCTTCCATACTAGGCTCCTTTTCATTGTTTGGGTCATAATTACTAAAAATTTCTACTATATCCTTAAAGGACAAATCATCAAATTCACCAAAGGATAAACTATGCTTTGCCGCATACATATATAAATCAAGAAATCTGTATCTAGCAAGTCTTTCAGGGGTTGAGATGCGGTATGCCTCACACAATGCAGCTAAGTATGGATTATATTTAAACCTATACTTAGTTAAACAATGCATCAATCCTTTAGTATTTTTGAAATTGAAGGTTCTATCAACACAGTCCTTGCAAATTGTATCTCTATCGCCATTTGCATCCTTATAGAAGTAATTATCATCCATTAATCTTTCACAGGTCTTGCATTTAATCATCGATGTCCTCCTCTATAGCACCATCCGCACTCCATCTTTCATGTCTAATTTTAATTGCATCTCCTACAACTTCATCAATTTTATATAACTGGTGTCCTTCGGTATTCTTATATGTCTTTCCAACAAACTCACCTTCGCGGCGGTATCCTGTTATCATCAAGATATTTCCTCTTCCGAACCAACCCTTTTCCATTACTTTTTTAGTGCCGTCCGCCTGAATCTGTGAAATCTGCTTCTTAAACATTCCATAGTAATCTCTTGAGAATTTAACTGGAACTACTCCTGTGGTCGTTAAAATTGTTATAGTGCATCTGTTATCATCTTTAGCTAAAACAGTTCCCGCAATTTTTGTCAGTTTAAAGATTGGAATTTCTAATCCTTTTCTCTTGAAATAATAATCAACATCAGATTTCTCATTAAGAGTGTTAAAATCAGCGATACCATATCTAGCATTATTAACATCAGCTAATTCATGCTTTCCATGATAAAAACATAATGATTCCATTTCCCAATGAGAGGTATTTCCGCTTGCATATTTATTCCATGATTCCATGAAAAGCTTTCTATTGTAGGCGGCAAGCATTTCATCATGGTTTGTTTTAAGCCATGTCCTTACCACATTCATTTGTTTATCATAAATTTTATCCCATTTTGTTTGAAGAATACAAGAGATTCCATTTATAACCTCAATTTCTTCTAAGTATTCAGATAAAAACTTCTCATAAAACTGCAAGCAAGTATCATCAAAAGTGAAATACTTTCCTACTTTTTTATTAGCTTTAAGATACTTAGTGAAATTATAAATTCTAATCTGTAATTCTAACTCTTTTGGAACTAAGTCACTTTGAACCAACCCATTAAAATTAGCAAGTGTCAGTTTTTTCTTTCCTTCATAAACTTGAGAGATATAGTAAACCATAATCTCTACTCTTGATTTAAAAGTTTTCTCAACTTCATCAAATGCACCTGCTTTAATTAGGTTAATCATTGGTAATTTTCCTAGCGGGCACCGCATCATAAAATCCTTGATTCCATGATAAGGTCTTCCTTCTTTGATTTTTTCAATGATTTCCGCACTAATATTGCTAAGTGATTTGAGTCCATAGAGAATTCTATTATTTTCAACATCAGGCTTATAACCATAGTCAGATGTATTTATATTAACAAGAGAAATATCAATTCCATTACTCTTGATTGCTCCTATTGCTTTTGCTATTTTTGCAAAGTCTGTGTTTTTCTTTTTTACTTTGCTATTCTTATCTTGAGAATCTTTATATAAATAATTCTCAAAATCTTCTTCCTCATAAATATCTACAATCTCTTGCTCTTCTTCCTCAAGAGAACCACTATTCACGATTAAGCATGCGGTATCCCAGTATATGGGATTCCAATGCGTGGCTAAGTATGCGGACTGGAAGCCTATGAATGTGTATGATATCGAGTGTATATCTGAAAAGCTATACCCCAGGCCTGGCGCAACCACATAGTCCCATATGAATTGAGCGAGATTATGGTCTGTGGAGGCGAAGACTTTTTCTTTGAATTTTGGGATTTCTTTCATTTTTTTCTTGGACACGACCTTGCGCGCGGCATTGGCTTCCTTAAGGGAGAAACGAGCGAGGTCTGTATCCATCAACACTCTCATCATTTGCTCTTGAGAAATTCCTATCCAATAAGTTTCTCCAATATATTTCTCCAATGCTTTCTTTTGTTTCTCTGTTAGATGATAAGCATCTACCTCTCTCATCATTTGGTCTTTATTATTCTTATATCTAACATATTTATCTATCCAGTTTTCTTGACCTTCTCCCGCATTCATAAGTCTGATTAAACCATTTACAGAACTCATTTCAATTATCGACTCAGGTTGCACTTTGCGCGCCCCTAGTCTGCCTATGGGAGAATCTAGTTGAAACATATCGAGGGTACTTGCGCCTTTTATCGCGGCCCATGTATTTGCATCATCAAGAGGTAATACATCAGGATGGAGATATTTATTGTAAGCCTCTCTAAGTGTTAATGTTGGGTCAATGATGTTATCTTCCTGTAGTAAGAGTAGTGTCTGTACCAGTTTGTCCTGTATGTCTGTAACTAAAATCACATTATCTGCTATTTCTAGCAGTGCTGACTATATCATCTTCCTAAAAATTAGGAAGGGAACCACTTCGAGAGGTAGCTCATCCTCCTCTCTACTCCCTTACATTCATCAGGGATAGTCGATAGACTTTCATATATAAAAATATGCTTAGCACAGGATTGCCTTCAACTAAATTTGGTAAGGTTCCCCTGTTAGCACAAAGATTAACAAACCATTTCCTGTTTGAACTGATTAGTTCTTTGCACACCTCTGAGCCTCAGAGTTCAATTCCTTTTCTATGCATATTACTATGCATAGGGACTTTTAGTTTTACATTTCAATAAATTTATTGTATTTCCTTTTGTAATAGAAAGAAAGTTCATCTTTTATTTCATATAGTTTGGAAAAAGCTGTTCTTACCATATTACGACCACCGATACAGTAAGTATAGTTATTTTTATCATCATCGTGTCTCTTTGTGAAAAAACCAACATTATCAAAATATTCCTTGTAATATTTACAAGTTTTATATGTTCCAGTAATGTTAGATGCATATTGTATAGTTTTATGTTTTTCAGTCGGAGTAGTCTTTGTAAAGCCACCATCTCCGTCAAAATATCCAAGTAAAAAAGCCTTTATTTGTTTTTCGTTTAAATTAGCTTTTTTAATTACACTTCCTATATCTATTATTAAAGATTTTCTTGGAACTATGCCATACTCACAAAGTTTTGCTGCTGTTTTTTCATTCTGTAATCTTATTTCTACAGCATTATTATTTTTAAAAGTTACAGGTTTGTTTGTCTTTAATTCAGATATGAAAAAATCTACCATATCTTTATCTAAAATGTTTAATCCAATTCCAAATTCATTTCTATCTGTAACCCAACCATCTGCGCACATAAAACCTAGGAGATAAGCTTTGTTAATGGTATCTATTTTATCAAAATAGCTTGCATCAAGAAGCCATTTACTATGAGATTCAGAATTTGTTCTTATATGGGTTTTTTGATTATATAAGCATCTTTTTATAACACTGTCAGAAACTCCATATTCTTCAGATAAAGATTTTATTGTTTGTCCATCTTGATACTTGGTAGCAATTTCATCTTCATTAACTGTTGCAGTTTTTTCTCTCTGCATTGAAATTTTTGTTTTCAAATTATTTTCTTTTAAAAATTTTCCCATCGTTACTCGACTAGTATTAAATCTATTTGCTATGTCGATAATTTTAAAATTTTGGTCGATTAGTTTTTGAACTTCTTCTAAAGGAAAGGTCTTCTTGTTTCCCATATATTACAACCTTCCTATTTATTTATTAAAATTTTTACTTCAAATCCATTTTCACCGCACCCGCCCATTCCGCATCATGCAGGTCGAGCTGTGTCACAACTTCACCGCTAGGTGTTCTCATATAAGCTGTAAACTCAAAAGGGTCTTCATTATTGAATAATACTCCTGAAGCATGGCGGCCGCGCCTCGATATACACCCTTCAATACCGAGCATAATATCTAATAAACCAGGGTATTCATCAACTACATTCTTAAATGCGGCGACCGGTTTTCTATCCTTATCCGGATTTCCATAATAAACATCGCTAATGCTCCACACAAATCCTCTTTCTGTTGGAATTAAAGAAGAAGCATATTGAGCAATATCCACATCAATTCCGTGAGGATATTCTTCTGAACGATAACCTCTAAAACTTGTACTTACCGCACTCTTAGAAGATTCAGTTCCAAAAGTACAGACATATGTTGCTCCTAATTCTTTTCTAAATAAAGGATTCTTAACATAATCCGCAAATTTTTTACCTCTATCTTCTCTTATCTTACTAAGAATAAGGCCTACCTTACTAGAGCATACATCAATATCAATATCTCCAAGTCCATCAGTATCTCTATTCATATATCTAAAGAAAGGCATTTTCCATTCAATAGGGTCAAGACTGGTTATCTGCAATAGATAGTGGTTAAGCGCAGAACAAGCCGAGCCTCTTCCTACGCCAACCGAGCTGCCGCATTCCCACATCATATTAATATAATGTGCTAAACAAACTGGATAAGCGAACATATTGGTTCCTAGTTTATTTCCTACTATTGTCTTTACATCAGCTTCTTCTTCCAGTTCATCAAGATATATCTTATTATACTTGTTAATTTCTTTTAACCTATTGATACAAGTGTTTATCCAGTATCTATCAATCTTATCAGAAGAACTATACATTCTTGTTAGATTAGGATATTCTTTAACCTCTTGCGGCGGTTCAATAATTGGTAAGTCTGGAACCTCAACATTAGGAACCTTTTGCGGATGAGCAAGAGAATACATTTGAATCTTATCATAAACTTCCATTGAATTTTCAAACATTTTCTCTACAAAAAGTTTATCAAAACCGCTTGCCGCAAACTTTTCAATCATTTCTTCATCAGAATGCAAATAAGCATCTTGATAAAAAGCATCTACTTCTCTTTCTTTATCTTCACTGTTCAAAAAAGACTTATGGACATATCTATCTTCAGGTCTTAAATAATGAGTATCAGAAGATGGAATCATCTTTAATTCAAAGCAATTCGCAATAGAAAGCAATCTCTGATTAACAATGATTTGTTCTCTTGATATTCCAGGCTGCACTTCGATATAAAAATTATCTCCAAAGACCTTTTTACACCATAAAATAAAATTTACAATGTTGTTGTGAGCCTTTTCCGCACCTTCTTTATCTCCTGTCTTTTCTGCGGCGGTCAGGTCTAAGATGTTTTTACCGAGGCACCCTCCTATACATGCGCTCGATGCTATCAGGTGACCAGGCGCCTGCCGCACAATTTCTTCAAGGTCTGACATGAGTGTGTCTACTCTTGTTAAACCTCTTGCCATATATGAATTTAACCAAGCTATTGTTGATATTTCTTTGAGCTGCCTATATCCAATTTTATCAATAGCAGTTAAGATAAAGTGATAATGAACATCACTAGGTCTTTCACTGACTAAGTAAATTTCATCTCCTAAGCCAATCTTAAAATTTGGATGCTTTTCCTTAATATCTTGATAATATTGATTTGCTTTAACATGAGAAGAAAGGCACTCATGCTCAGTAATGGAAATTCCTGCTAATCCTAATTCTATTGCTTTGTCAATTAAATCTTTAGGAGTAGCAAGAGCATCTCTTAATCTTAGATTAGAGTATCTCGTATGATTATGTATATCATATCTCATTCTCTATTGTTTCCCCTTTCTATAATTATATATTTACACTTCTATATATATTATAACATATTTTTATAAAAAAGTCAAGCGGCAATACTAAAAGTCCTATCGGTAATAGTATCGCCGCGGTTATTTCTTGACAAGAACAAGCTTCTCACTAGGGCGGGTGCATGCTGTATATAGCCATCTAGCGTGCTCTGTTCTGTCGAAGGGGAAGTCCTCTTCTACCACAAGCACGTTATCCCACTGACTACCCTGAGCTGAATGCACTGTAATAGCATATCCAAAAGTGCCTTGAATTGGAATAAAATTTGGGCCAAACTTCTTGTTCTTTGAAATAGTGTAAGCTGTTTTCCAGTCTAAATATGTTTGTTCTGTTAAAAAGAAGGTTTTATCAAAAGTCAATGTTTGATAAGTTTCATCATCTTTTATAATGAATTCCCCCATAATGGTAGGAATTTTTCTATCTCTATCAAAGAGAATATATGATGGAACCATTCTAAAATTTTCAAAAGGCTCTTTAATATATCCGGTTGTTCCATTCACAAGAGCATTGCCTTTGGAACTTGAAAAATCCCAATAATTTCTTTTAATAATTACCTTTTCCCCATCTTGCGGCAGGTCTCCGCTAAATCCTAGCAATCCTCTAACCTGTTGATTGATAGCATATCTCTTTGCATTTGTTGCGCACAAAATTTGGTCAGCCCATAAAAGATGACCTGTGACTAACTTGTTTTTGGGTATAACAATAGCATCTTTACCTTTCATTACAGGAATTTCTTTTCCTTCTCTAATCATCATTGTGAGCTGTATAATCTCGGATTCAGCGGCTTGCCGCATAACTTCATCTAAAAAGACATGAGGATGCTCTAAAAAATCATGGCTTTCGCTTTTATCTATCTGAGGAAGCTGAAAATTATCACCCATAAATATGCAATAGGCATGATGCTTTAACAACATTTCTAACATAGACTTAGGAGCCATTGAAATCTCATCCACCACTACCACATCATAATCAAGAATAGTTTTTGGAACTCTTCTAAAACCCCCATTAGGGAGAGGGCTGCTATCATACAATAGTTTATGCAAAGTCATTGCATTAGAATTTCCTTTTCTTCTAAGAACTTCCGCGGCCTTGCCTGTAAAAGTTGCATATGCGACCCTGTCATGGTTAACACCGAGGGCTTCAATCGCAAACTTGACCATAGTACTCTTGCCCACGCCTGCGTATCCGCACACCGTGGTATATTTTTCTCTATCTCTATATCTTTTTAAGATAATCTTTAGTGCTTCCTCTTGTTTATTTGTTAATACCATTATTGCTCCGCTCCTTTATATAATATAACAAACTATTATTTCTTTTATAATAATTATATCATATTTTTTATAATAAGTCCATTATCTATTATCTTTATCTTTCTTTAAACACCGTTTGCACTTAACTCTTTTTAATTCACCAAAAGGTGAAACTTGTTTATAATATATATTATACCATTCAAAAATGAATAATCTATTACATTTATCACATCTTGTAGGTAATAGTGCAAATTTATCGTGCATTGTAATGGTCATTTTAAAACCCCCAATCAGATAAAATATCTGTCTTATCATTTTCAACTATTTCATAATCTTCCATAATCAATTGAGGACTAATCATACCATTCCATTCATTAGCCGCACATTTACATACTGCATTGATAGTGTGAACACCTGAACTAAATAATTCTATTTCTTCTTCTGTTCCACCAAATTGAATAATATCAACTCCGGGGATGCTATACTTTAAAGTATTCGACTTCATTACCTTAAAGGAATCTTCTGTTACTTTTATATTTTTAACTAACACATATGCACGCTCAATGTTCTTTCCCCAATAATCATTCATATCTGCTATTTCAAGTATTTTATCTCTATCAATAGAAGAAGAATCCCATATATAATCAACATGATAAACAGGCTCTTCACTCACATCTTTCAAGAGTTCATCAGTTGTTTCTAAGAATGATTTAATTGCGGCGGCGCCCAAAGCAAGCTGAGGCTCGGTTCCGTCGCATCCAGGGTCGAGTGATAATCCGAAGGCCGCGCTGTGTCCTTGCGCATAGCGGACTCCCGCATTTTCACACATTTCTCTAAAGTCAACCTCATTACCATAACCTCTTGCGGAACCTGAATAAGAGATTTCACCTGTTTCTTTATCTACTGTCTTAATAAGAATTGCTACAGGCAGCTGATACTTAGCCATGATTTTATTGGCGCACAAGCCCGCTATATTCCTATCAATAGCTCCCTCGTCTAAGAGAAAAAGCAAGACCTTATGCTGCAGCATATCACCGCCCGCAATCATCTTCTCAATAAGTTCCATTCCTTCATTTTGTGCTTTTGTCTGTCTATTTTTAACATTAGTGCAAGTGCGGATAGCTTGGTCTACCAATCTCTCCATCTCACCTAATTTATGACCTCTCTTGTTAGACGGAATCATTTCAAAAGCCTTAGCGGTAATCATTGAGTTAAAAACAAGTAACTTTTCTTCCATAGTTCCACTTCTTACCATAGCATTAACAAAAGGTGCAATAAAGAACGCTGCACCCATTGGACTAATCTTTAATCCATTATATGCGGAAGGCTTATAATCTGCCTTATTAAGCGAAAAACTGTTCTTTTCACTCATTTCATATATGAAGGGATTGTGAATATTAGCATCTTTAAACCCTTCAAATATGAGTGCTTTTGTCTCTTCTTCTCTCATATCCATCATATCACTTACAAGACCAAGAGCAACTAAGTCAATAAGGTCTGCCGCATAATTTTTGCTAGATGCCATATCTAAGTATCTGCAAAACTGCCATGTAACTCCAACTCCTGATAAAGCTTTATTTGGATAATCACATAATTGATTATTGATTACACAAGCATTTTCAGAAATTCTTGGTGCTTCATGATGGTCTAATACGATAATATCTGTTCCTTGTGCGGCCAAGGCTTCATGTTGTTCATAATCTGAAGAAGATGCATCTGGCAGAATAACAAGTTTATATTTCATGGCCTCATCTACGCAATCAGATAAACCATGCTTTTTTTCTTTGTGCATTATCCAATGAACATGATTTGCCGCATAAGCGGGAAATGCTGCATAAAGATAGTTAATCAATAGTGCAGAAGAGGTCATTCCATCACAATCTGAGTCAACTACACACAATAGGTCATCCTCTTGTTTGATATGAGATACGAGAGTGCGGCCTGCAATTTTTAAACGGTCTTCTCCAAAAGCTAATGGACTATTTACTGAAGAGTCCATATTAGCTTCTAAAAATGATTTGATTTTTTCTTTTTTAATTCCTCTATTTATAAGCACTTGAGTAGTGGCTGAATGTTCTTTGTTTGGTTCATTTATTAATTTATATTTCATTTACAAACTCCTTAGTATAAGTTCACTCTATTGTTATATAACTCTAAAAATTTTTCTTTTCCCCCATCTGTAGGACTAGCTTTGTAAGACAAAACGTCACTTTTGTCAAATATATAAGATAAAGTGACAAAATGACCATACTTATTATAGATATTCTTTAAATTTTTTACTAATCTCTGATGTTCGCTATCATTTAATTCTTGATATTGCTTGTCTAATCCTACAACAATTTCTTTTACTCCTAAGTTAATCAAGAGCCATGCTTGATATTGAATAAAGCTACTGCCGCATATGGCAACCGCAATGTTATTTTCTTTACCAAACATGGATTCATATTGAAGAACTGATTTCTCTGCTTCAAATACAAATGCTTTCTTTGCTTTTCTTATATTCTCTTGATTCTGATATAGACCATATAACGCAAAAGACAATGGATGATTATACATTATATGTCCTAGCTTCATTGGTCTATATTTTCCATATAAATCCGCATTCTCTTTTATAAGAGTACGTTCTCTTATTCCTATCAATCTTCCATCAATATCTCTGTGTGGAACCACAATGCCGTGACTTTTTGGATTATAACATATTTCAAAGTGACTCATTGCTTCTCTTGATATATTATCTTTAATCCAAGGTAATATCAATGGGTGCGGCAGCCTCTTTAAAATCTTATCATCATACTCTTTTAGCTCAACTCTCTTAGTTTCAAGGTTAATACCTTGTATTCTCTCATATTCAGATAAATAATCAAAATTTGAATCTTTAACTGAATTAAAGGCATTTTGAGAAGATTGGGCATATCCAAAGTATTCTGCTACTAATTTAATGGCTTGCGGAAGGCCATATTCTTTACCTGTGGCTATTGTTTTAACTCTTTGAACTAAAGCATAAATATCAAATGAGTCTCCGCAATCTGTAAAACATCTAAATAACTTTGTGTTGTCATAATAGTAAAGCTTATGACTGTTACCATTATGACAAATAGTTTTACATAGCAAAGTATCACCTTTTAAAATAGGTTCGCCGCCCAATTCCGCAACTATATCTTTTACTTGTTCTATTGATAGAGAATTTTTTATTTCGTCTATATTATATATGTAATCACCTCCTAAAAGGCAGATGAACTTTCAACCTCAATCTTAAGCAATGGCATTTCCATCACATTAAAATTCCAATCTGTAACAAATAGAGTATCAAATCTACAAATACCTGTTTGTGTTCTCATCCATAAGTAGATTCCTTTCCATCTATTGGCTCGGTTCTTATAAACACTAAGCTTGACATTAGGAAGCGGCAGCCCGTTCTTTTCGCACATATCCTTGAGCTTTTCTTTATCCTCCTTGGTCGCTTCAAGCATTATACCTCCCCAGTCGATTCTATCTGCAATCGATTTTGAGCCTCTTAGCAAGTTCTGGTCGGGCGTCGAGCTCTCTTGATACATTGCATTAAGCTGGGTACTAGATAAGATAAAGACGCCATATTGTACGGCTATTTCTTTCATTTTTGAAGCCAAGAGAAAAAGAATGTTATCCTCTCGCAAATTCTTTACACCACTCTTGCCCCCTATCTCTGTAAGTATCTTGGCTGAAGAGTGAATATAGTCGTAAAAGGCATAACTAATTTGATTTTCTCGAACATGCTTCTTGATGATATTTTCTATGTCTTGCATAGTAAAATCTGGGATACAAACAAATTGAATTTTACTTTGTTTTAAAAGCATTTTTGCTTTAATTATTCTATCCCATTCGCCCACATAATACTCACTCATCACTATATGGTCTTCTTCTACGCCTGACAAAAAAGCAATAGCACTAACTTGTATCTCATCTATTGTCTGCTCTGTTGCAATAAATAAGCATGATTGTGCGGCGCCAGTATCAATCCATTTGTTTTCTTCTATTGAAAACATCTGACTGCATCCTATGTAACAGGCGTCCCCTATCATTGCTCTTGTGTTATGAGTAACAATGAAGTCATTCATCAAGAATAAATGTTCTTTATTATCAACAGTAAAACAAGTCATTTTTGTTTTTTTCGTTGTTTTTATAATGTCCACTATTGCAAGATGGTCTTTGTGCTCACATCTTTTATTAGATTTAGTGTATTCTATTGCAATATTCTTTTTAGCTTCGAAAGAAAAAAGTAAAGGTTTTAATTCCTTTTTCGATTGAATAGTAACTCTATAGCATTCACCTGTTGTATATTTTTCACTTCTACCATCTATTAAATAATTTGCTACAAATCCTAAACCACGACATAAAGAGATAATATCATCTCTCAACCTAGAACTTATGGTTGTAAAAGAAACCACTCCTCTTATATCTATAATGCCGTCAGTATCAAGAAGACCCCTTAATAGTTCATATCTTTGTTTTATACTGCCAAGCAAATATTCTTGAGGTATAAATTTATCTTCTGATTTTGCATTCCATAATTCAGGATAATCAGTCAATAGTTCTTCAACCCACAAATTATGCTCTTGATTATTCTTATTTTTAAAAACATAAGAATAATTATAATCGCTATTTTTCTTAGCAAAATATCCATCGCCTAATAAACTTGCTATTTTATTCGGTAATTCATTATTTATTGAACTGAAAGTTAATGCCTTGTTTGTTTTATTATATCTAAAACTACCGTCTCCAAGAAGAGCACCTAAAACATAGGGATTTACGCTAAATTTTTTATCTTCATATTCCACCCCTTCGTTTAAGCGAATATGGAACCTGTATCCCTTATTACAGCTATCTCTTAAGCCATTTTTTAAAGATAATGTTCTGTTATAGATAGTTTCAATATTTTCAACCCTATAAGCTTTGCCTCTATGAGTTTCATATCTATATTCCCAAAGATGCTCTCCGCAACACTCAGCAACTCTGCCATCTGAAAAATGCACTTCCCATATTTCTTTTTCTTGCTCTTGAGGATATGTTGCAAGAACTTTAGTCGGTTTACCATCTTGACCAAACAAATAATCACCAACTTTAATATCTCCAACTTTTCTAAAGCCTGTCGGAGTCGGAATCACAGTATAATCTGGAATTGCTTTGCCAACGTTCGTTGCAGCTGACCTTAAGTAGAATTTACCAAGTCTTGCCCCTCGAGTAGTCGTGGTTAAATAAGCATCATAGAGAGGATATCCTACGGCAGGGGTCTCCGCAAAAGAATCAATCAATTCATCAATTCCTTGGCCTATTTGACAGCCGCACTCAGTCATATTGTCTACATACTGCAACTTAATACTATCAACTAAATCATTTATCTTATTGTAAATATCCTCAAGAGAAGAATTGTCAATCCAATCCTCTTGCTGTTGTTTCTTTTTCATATCCATTACTTCATCAGGATTATACAACCATGTTAAATCCATTCCCATATCTTCATATGCTCGAAGTAAAGACATTTTCTTCATTCTGTTGTAATAATAATCAAAAGTGTTAAGATTAGCTATTTCTGCGGCCTTTAATAAGAACTCTGGCCCTTTATGAGCTTTATAAGTAGCTAATGCTTTTGGTCTTTGGTTTAAGTAATCTTCTATTGCGGGAAGGGTGAATTCCTTTGCCCCTAATTGCCATAGATTATACATACTACCAAAAACAACTTTATGAAAATCATCACAAAAATCTTGTTCGTTAAATTTATAACGCTCCGTATTCTCAAGTATTTTGGGATTTTTATAAATGCACCCAATAACTTGAACTATATTTGGTATTTCTATATATTTTGTGCTTTTCATTCTCCCTCTATTCTATATCAAATAGTTTATATAAAGTGCCTTTTTGAGTAGGAGGTTTTATTTTTATAACCTTTATATCTGAAGAAATTTGCACTTCTTCATTCTTTTTCTGTGCCAAATAGATAGCATAATAATATTTATAAGCATCTGCATAACAATAAGGAATAATTCCTATAGTACCATTAGCTTTATCAATAGGATTATGTTTAATCTCATAGAAATAATTAAGAGCCTTCATCATTCCTGTTAAAGTCATATTTTGTTTTTGAAATGTATCTATTTGTCTTGTTATAGCCGCCCATTTTGCTTTATCTCCAAATAGCTTGTGGATGTAATCTTTAAGTAAATCCATATCTGACGCGGCGGCCGGCGCTTCTTCCTTCTTACTATCTTGGTCTTTCTCGGATTCATCTTGCTGTTTCACGGGAACAGGCGTGCTTTCCGCCAATTCTTCAGCGGCATCCGCATCATATCCTTTTAAATTCTGTATTTCTACAAGTTCGGGATAACAACTTACATGACCATATCTATTGCTACTAGGTTTAACATAAGGTTCTTTATTTCTATCAAATTTCTGTCTGCATCTTGGGCATATCACTATTTTAGCTGTTGCCATTCTCCTCCTCTCTTGTGGATATAGTAGCCCACTTTTATTTACTTCTTATTATATTATACCATATTTTTTGAAAAAAGTCAAATAAAAAGGCGGGTAAGCAAAAGTGCTTCCCGCCATATAATCAAGCTTTAATCAAGTCTTTCAACTCAGTTACGATTAAGTCAATAGCCTCAACTTGGTCTCTTGTGGCATCCTTAATCTTCTTACCTTTACCAAGATATTTTTCAATTACTTGTGTAATTCTAGGCTGCCAGTATTCTCTGAATTTCACACCATCTTCTGTCTCTCCATTGACATCCGCAGAGCCAGGGATGTTAGCGATAGTGGTTGCAAAGTCCTTCATCAGAGAATCGAAATCTAATTCATCAACCTTACTAATGTATAGATTCTGTCTTTCATCAGTGAAGTATTCCTCACCTTCTTCTTTCATTTGCTTTTCTACTGCTTCATTTATGGCATCACAAAGGTCTTTGTATGTGAAATTAATGGAGTCGGGGGTATAGCGGAATCTGCTTCCCGCAATATATCGAGGTGTTCCTCTCATAAAGAGCCTAGTTGATGTATTCCCTTCCGCATCTTGAACGCATCTTGAATAAGCAATAATATCTGCCATTCTTGATACGATATTTCTAGGCTTATTGCCTAAAGTTGGTACAATCTGATTGTACTCTTTTCCGCTTTCATCAGTAAATGTCTTATCTGTTGCATGAGAAATAAGCACTAAACCATAATTCATTTGAACAATCTTTCTAAGACTTTCATCAAATTCATTTCCCGCAAGAGTATAACCTTTACCATATCCAAGAGAAGAAATAGAATCAACCCCATTATTCGCACAGATATATGCTTCACACATTCCATATGCAATATCTGCTGTATCAATAATAATTGTTTCAAATTTCTCTTGTGCGGCAGGCTCTTTTAGCTGTCTTAATACTTTCTTAAATTCTCCCCATGAGTTGATGGGCTGTGCCATTGCACCCGGAATAGCGCTGTAACCTTTCTCAAACGCTAATAGAAGATGCTTTGGAAACTTTGTTGCGGTTGTGGTTTTTCCCTATTGTTATTAACTGTAAGCTTTTTATCTTACACTCTGGAGATTACTCTCATTATTCTAATGCCGCAAACATTAAAATCATTTATTGGTTAATTCCAATCCAGTTTAGCATATCTTCTCTTCCTATTGTAAAAGGAAGTCGCAGACTCTTGGTTTTATTATATTCTAATACTTATTTTTATCTAACCAGCTCTTGTACTTATCAAATTTTCTTAACAAATAACAATCTTTTGAAACTAAAGCATAAGCTTTATTCAAGATTTTCTTAACTGCTTCTGTCGAATAAGTTAAAGTATAATAATTATCTCTACTTGAACTCTTATTTACTTTGTTATTTACATTAGCAATTTTATTTAATACCTCAGCAAAATCCTCTAAAATCTCAGGTCTATAAGAACAAATCTCTATTCTACAAGTAGTTCCATCATCCTTAAAACAGCCATCACCGTCATAATAACCTAAGATAAAACTTAATTGTTTATCTAAGTCAAAATTGGGCAAGTGCATCTCTTTATATGTTTTACGAGGAACTATTCCATATGCACTCAGCTTTATCTTTTGATTTTTGCTACTCCAAGATAATTCAGAGACATTGAATCCTTTATTAGTTTCATAATCAAGAACATTCTTTTCACTTCCTATTGATTTCTTAATATTCTCTAAAACTTGCTTATCTCTTGAACTTACAGCTATTTTTATGCGATTCCTATCAGAAGAAATATTTCCATCTGCGGCAAGGAATCCTAATAGCCAAGCTTTTTCATTAGAGTCAATAGCGTCAAAGTATTGATGATTAACTTTTTTTCCTCTTTCTTGATTAGCTATAGAATTTTGCTCTGCTCTTGTCCTTATAGAAACTCCATTAGTTAAAAGAATTTCTTTTACTTTTGCTGTGTAAATATTATATTTAGTTGCAAGAAAATTTAATGATTTTCCTTTGTTGTATAAATCAATCAATTCGTGGATGTTCATATCTGATACATTCTCCATTTAAGTATTAGTTTCAAAAACTATGCGTTGCGCGTGTTACATCTTTTAAAATATAACTTCCGCTCGGATTTTCCTATTGTTATAGGGGGTTCCCGCTTTATTCTGCGATGTTTGCTTTATGATTACTCATAAAGAGAGCAGATTTCACTCTTTGGTTCTCCATAGAAAAATACAGAGTAACCTCTCATATCTCTACTTACTTGGTGTGGTGCTACGTCAAGAATATTTATATCTGCCATGCTTTCTCCTTTTTATATACTTTTTACTTAAAAACTAAAATTCGCTCTAAAAAAATCCAAAGGCGGTTTTTGGTTCTGAGGTCTCGACCAATGACGCGCCT